AAAAATCTTTTGCTTCTCAAGGTCTATTGTACTAGCATCAAAAGATTTTTGTGGGTAGGATTCTTTCACCCATGAAGGGGTGTCGTAATCGGATAGTTCAGGGAATGTAGTCTCTATTCCCTCGGTAATATTGTACGCTCTATTTACTGCGGTGATACCACCTGCGCCCTCTTGAGATTCAAATTGGAAAGCACCTCGACCCGGTCCGCCTCCGGTTTGTTTCTTGGTGGGGTCGCCACCACTCTCGTGATAGATGATTCTATTCATCATATCTTCCAACTGCTCCGTAGTACCGCCCTTCTTTTTCACTACAAATTCGAGCAGTTCTTGGTAGGTTAGTTCTTGTCCTGGAGGAGGCACAGCACCGCCGTCCTCATACTTCTTAACCTTTTGTGATTTTGGAGGAGACTTCTTGCTTCCTCCTGATCCAGCCCAAAAGAATTTATCTGCCCAATAGGCAGCACTCATTTTGCCTTTCTTGATGTTTTTTCCGTGACGAGCTTTGAAAGATTTACGAGCGGCAGCGGAGTAATTATGCCCCATCTTCTGATCACCGAATCGTATGATACGAACCTTATTGCCTTCTTTAGCCAACACCATACCCTTCTTTGTGGGGTGGTTTGGTGTGCGTTTTGGTTTGTTTACCCCTTTAAGACCATGCTTTTTTAGGAGTCTCTTGATTCTTTCTCTCAACTTACTGTCCATTCCACAAAGATAAAAAGAAAGGGGTCACAAAATGCGACCCCTCACTAACCAACTAAATCCTCATTGTCATGAGAATGCTTTTATTCATCAACGATTTCTCCAGTGTTGATGTTGAATTTTATGTCTCCGTACTTGTCTTTGATCTTCTCTTCCAAAGATACGAGTTTCTCTTGAACTTTATCAAGTGTTTTTACTTTTTCATTCATGCTGTATTGAATGCGAGAAAGAGTAATCGCTAGATTTTTAATCTCTCCTTCTACACTTGTCTTTTCTTGAATGGTCTTTTGAGCGTTTTCGAGCAAAGACTTTGTAATCTTCTTGGTAGCCATTGTATTCTATTTATAGTTTCAAATATAATCTTATCGAGGAAATCTACAAAACGATACTATGATATATCGCTCACCCTTATGAACGGGTCGTCCTCCATGCTTATGGCTTATAGCACCAGGATGTAAAGATATGTGTCCCGTAAATCCTTTGTGTAATGCCTTTTGCCGTACAAAATATGTACCCCCACCAGTGTATTCTTCGTTTAACGCTAACACATACGAGAGATCAGAATAGTCGTGGTGGAGGCTTAAGTGTCCTTGCTTTTCTTCGGTGTACTTAATCATGAAGTTTTCGCTCTCAAGGTTTCTCCAATTCTTACCTTCAAGCCCCCACATGTGTATAGCACACTCGTCTGCATACTCTTTTAAAACCCTGGCATACAGTTCGTTAAGCCCTATCTTTTCAAGTAATACATCAATAGTAGGATAGTAGTCATGACGATCCGTTTCCCACTCATCCATCTCATTCGCATACTCTATTACACGCTTACAAAAGTCTTCGTTAAATAAAGGAAATGTAAATACATTCATGATAGGTTCGTCTACTATCAAGTCCCATTCTTTTGTTAGAGCCTCATAGGAAAGCCATCTTTGTTTCCACGCTTCCCAATCACTACCATCTAAAAGATAGTCTTTAGACTCTATGACAAATGGGGTGTTTTCCGTTTGTGATGTGATAACACTACTTGTTTGTCCAACAATTTCTTCCTTGTAGGAAAGAGCCTTTATGTCCTTCCAAATAAAGTTGAGGTCTTTTCTTGGGTGATCAGAATATGTTGCTGCTAGATATTCGTCCCACGGCATAATATAGTTTTCGGGTTTCCCTTGAAGTATCTTTTCGATTCCCGATCTACGATACAATATTGCATGGGCGTTGTATGAATATCCAGGAACAACAAACTGCTCATTGACAACCTCTTGGTCATCCGTTATAGGGTTTCTTCCTAGGAACAAAATATCCCAAGGATAATTGGGCAGTTGTTCTAGTTGTAGTGGTTTTATAGGCTTGAAGTCCTCCTCTAAAATCAAGACATAATCCTCGCCGTAATCATAGGCTTCTTTTAACACAGATATATGTGACAACATACAGCCCACCTCTCCTTGCTTGAGTGGTCTATTATACCATGTGTTTTCGCTATCGATCTTCCAATCAAATAGTTTGTATTCGAAAGATGGCTTTTTTTCTTTGTTGTCTACACCTCTATACAACGAGGCATCACAGTCTACAATCTCATTTGCTTTATCAGTGAAGTTTGGTAGATAATTAAGACTAATGATATATGACTTAACCTTTGGTATTGTGTATTCTAATACCTCGTTCCATTCGTCTTTTACTATAGACCAATCTCTCGAAGAAACATATTTGTTTACCTCTTCGGTATTCCACCAATACGAACCCGCTTGATATTCATCACGAGTTATGTAAAAGGATTGTAGGGTTTCTTTAAGACCTGCTATTGGATTATCTACAATAGGGATAACGCCATGCCCTAGCATCTCTAGAGCCGTTATACAATATGTCTCGTTGTAATGTGTAGGGTAGTACCAATAACGAGCTTTTGACATTTCATAGTACAAATCCGATTGAGGCAGACTTCCTAGATATTCGAATTGCTTTCGGTCAAAGTTTTTCTCTAGATACTCTGATCCATATTGCGGTGTAGCCACTCGAAGTGGGTAGCCTGTAGAATCCACAAACCCATCTTCTAACACAGTCTTAAGACCACGCTCGGCATGTGAGGTATATATAAAAGCATCTTCTTTATTATCCGATGGGTAGAAGTTTTTAGTCCTCACGCCGTTACCAATAATGTATTTACTTTGATCGGGACGAATCTCATATCTAGAGCAAAAGTCATCATGATGCCAGTTCGTTAGGAACACAAAACCATCTATACGATTTAGTATAGACTTGGGCAGTTCTTCTCCCTTCCACCACCAAAAGGGGTCGGTATTGTGCGCCCAGTAAACATATTTATTTACTCGACAACCTTCAAATTCAACAAGGAAGTTTACATAACTAACTCCGATCAGCACATCTATGTCCATAGCCTTGACATCGTTATACATGTCGTGGTTCATGTTTATGTACTCTACTGATCCGTAGTTACCATTTTCTACATCACCAACTACATATACATTATGTAGGAAAGATAGTTCTTGGGCGAGGTACATAACGCACTGCTCTGTTCCGCCAAGGCCTGTAAGATCGATTGATTTTGGACTCCAATCACTTTTGGAGTATCCAACATGGAAGACAATATTCAAATGACAATTTATTAGATTTAATTGTCACTAATTTAAACGATTATTGTGACATCACCAAAGATAATCCTCTTCGCTAATCCAGTTTCTCCACTCTTCGGTTTCTTCGTTGTACCTCCATTCGTTGCATTCGTTAGCACTATTAAAGGTCAAAAGGGAATCGGTAATGTCGCAAGAGTCTTCACACTCTATGATACATTTAGAATTATCAAAAGACCAAGCAACATACTGATCCGTTTCGTGGCTATGAAGCTCGTATTGTTCTGGGGTAAGCAGGTAGTACTTCATTAGTATGCAGTTGTTGAGCCACCAGTGATTGTACCACTGTACTTGTTAGAATATGTATTAATAGAATTGCTTCCAGCAAATTGTACTACCTCGCTTAAGTTGTTAGTGTGTAGCGTGTGTGGAGATGCAATAGTTCCAGAGTTGTAGAGTGTCGTTGCCTCGGAACTTGTTAAGACATCATTATAGAATGCCCACTCATCAATTTCCACATTAGCATTACCACCACTAATATTATGCTGTGCAGCACACAAAGACAAAGATGCAAATGTAGCAGAGTTTCTAGAGCCGTTGTTTGCTGCGGCTTGACTTGTTAGTTCACTTCCGTTCCAATATACTTTTAAAGCATTCGTAGAAGTGCTTTGTGAGGCATCGTATGTAATTACTAAATGACAAAAACCATCGCTATTTACATTCCCTCGTTGACCCGAGGTCCAGCCAGTACTAGAACTTGTAATACCAGTCACACTAGAATTATCATGCAAAGCCCATTGTCTGTCAAAGTTTGATGCACTTGTTCTAATACGGAGCATGATTCGATTAAGGCTTCCGTTATAATTAAACATCACCCTATTTGTTGTGTTCCCACTGTTTAGTGTTGAGTTAGCATTCCAATCCACATACTGCTGCGATGCTTTGCTTGACTGATTTTGTTTCAACCAAAAACTAATACTCCAGTCATTATCGTGCAGCGATGTCTGACCACTCCAAGTACCCTTAATGTAATCATTCACACCATCATTGGTATAGTAGTGTGTATTTGAATATGGTGGTGCTGCATTATGGTCGTAACTGTAAAACTCACTAATTGCATGAGGCTTAACGCCATCTGGTTTGCTTGAACTGTTTGTGTTGATTACATCCACCACTCCAGTAGAAGCATCATTGAGGCTTATTTCCTCCGTAGATGTTCTACCAAACTCCGTGTTCAGGTCAGAGAATTTTATTTGTCCACTACTCTGTAAAGCCATGTTTTACTTTTTAGGACAAGCCTCGTCTAACTCTTTAATTGCTTGGATGAGCAGTGCTATTACTTTGTCATAGCGCACGGCATAGTAACCATTATCTCTTTGTGTAACCACCTCTGGAAGCACCTTCATAATTTGTTGAGCTATAACACCTACATCATGTCCGGTATTAGGGTGTAGGTCGCTATTTTCAATCCAATCAAATTCAACACCACTTATAGAGCGTACCTTATCTAGAGCAGACTCAATGGGTTTTACATTAGCCTTCAACCGCTCATCGGAAGAGTAGTATGCAACAATATCGTTAGTAGCACGAATGTGTCCACTCGTTCCTGAAGCCGCAGTACCTACACCAAGGCTACTTACTTGAGCGTTTGAGTTGGTTGTAAATCCACCAGGTTCTCCTTTTGCCCCGTCCGAGCCATTTGAACCATCTGCACCAGGTTCACCCTTTTGCCCCTTGTCACCATCCGCACCATCACTACCAGCCGAGCCGTCTGATCCATTGGCTCCAGGTTCGCCCTTTTGCCCCTTGTCGCCGTCCGTTCCATCGCCCCCGGCTGGTCCTTCGGGTCCAGCACCACCATCGGCACCAGGTTCACCCTTTTGTCCCTTGCTTCCGTCTGTACCATCTGAACCATTAGACCCATCGCTACCAGGTTCTCCCTTTTGACCTTTAGACCCATCGCCCCCGGCTGGTCCTTCGGGTCCGGCACCGCCGTCTGCACCAGGTTCTCCTTTTTGTCCTTTATCCCCATCAGTACCATCGGATCCGGCACTACCATTTGATCCAGGTTCACCCTTCTGACCTTTACTCCCGTCACCACCGGCTGGTCCTTCGGGTCCGGCACCACCATCTGCGCCGGGTTCACCTTTCTGCCCTTTCGATCCATCTGTTCCGTCACTACCATCTGATCCATTGGCTCCAGCCTCACCTTTTTGACCTTTGCTACCATCACTACCATCTGACCCGTTTGAACCAGCCTCTCCTTTTTGCCCTTTAGAACCATCCGTTCCATCTGAACCATTAGACCCGGCTTCGCCTTTCTGCCCCTTGCTACCATCAGTACCATCTGAACCATTAGACCCGGCTTCGCCTTTCTGCCCCTTGTCGCCGTCCGTTCCATCTGAACCATTAGAACCAGCCTCTCCTTTCTGACCTTTACTACCAGTTGCTCCAACAGGAATAGTGAAGTTAAATGTTGCAGCACTAGAAGTCCCTGTGTTTGTCACACTCGGCTCTGTGCCTTCTGCACCAGCACTAACCTCTCCGACAGCAATAGTAGCAGCGGTACCGGTTTGTCCCTTTTGACCCTTCTGCCCTTTGCTACCATCTACCCCATCTGATCCGTTAGCACCATTGCTACCATCTGCGCCGGCTTCACCCTTCTGACCCTTGTCTCCCTTGCTCCCATCGGTACCAGCCGAGCCATCGGTACCAGCCGTTCCTGTCTGACCTTTTTGACCTTTCTCTCCCTTTTCGCCTTTGCTTCCGTCACTTCCGTCACTTCCGTTACTACCAGCAGCACCCTTTTGCCCCTTGTCGCCGTCCGTTCCATCGCTTCCATTTGCACCGGCTTCGCCTTTTTGTCCCTTACTACCTGTTGCTCCAACAGGAATTGAAAAGTCAAATGTGGCTGCTGTAGATGTACCGCTATTACTTACACTTGCTTCACTTCCTTCAGTGCCCGTGCTAACTTCTCCAATAGCAATAGTAGCAGCCGTTCCGTTGCTACCTGTTTGTCCCTTTTGACCTTTTTGTCCTTTGTCCCCGTCGCTTCCGTTACTTCCGTCTGCGCCGGCTTCGCCTTTCTGACCTTTCTCTCCTTTACTGCCGTCCGCTCCGTCTGATCCGTTGCTTCCGTCTACTCCGGCTTCGCCCTTTTGTCCTTTCTGACCTTTATCTCCGTCACTTCCGTTAGAGCCGTCCGAACCATTAGCACCCGCTTCACCCTTCTGTCCTTTGCTCCCGTCAGTGCCGTCTGTTCCCGCTTCACCTTTTTGACCCTTATCTCCTTGGTCTCCAGTACGAGCAAATGTTACAATTAAAGAATCACTGTCCCCAAACGGACTAGACGCAGAAGAAGAAGCATGTGAAACAGTAACCTCAAAATATCCTGTTTTTTCGCCTAGAGCAGTTATTTGGTATAGTGCGTATGCTGTACTATCAAATTCTTTTGAAACACGAACATGACCTTTAACAGTCGAAGTGCTGTCGTCAATAGTTCTTAAATATGATTGGATGTCGGTAGAGCTCGCATCCGTGTCGTCTAATAATAATTTTGTTGCCGAAGAAAGTGTTGTGTTGTTAAAACGAATATTACTATCTCCAGGGTCTACTAATTCAGTTTCCCCACTAAAATTGTAGTTGAAGGAAGCACCTCCAAAGTTTCCATCGTTACCTGCTGGACCTTGGTTCCCGGTCTGCCCCTTCTGACCCTTTTCTCCTTTTGCTCCGTCTGATCCGTTGCTCCCATCAGAACCTGCACTACCACGATCCCCCTTGTCTCCTTTGCTTCCATCCGTTCCGTCCGAACCATTAGATCCGGCTTCACCCTTTTGACCTTTATCGCCCTTTTGTCCTTTATCTCCATCAATACCATCGCTTCCGTCAGTACCGACTTCACCCTTTTGTCCTTTCTCCCCCTTCTGACCTTTAGAGCCGTCAACACCATCTGATCCATTACTCCCGTCAGCACCGACTTCGCCCTTTTGCCCTTTTTGACCTTTGCTTCCGTCCGTACCTGCCGAGCCGTTACTTCCATCAGCACCGGGTTGACCCTTGTCTCCAACCTCACCTTTTTGACCTTTGCTCCCGTCAGATCCATCACTTCCGTTAGCACCCCCTGCTCCTTTTTGTCCTTTGTCTCCAGGCTCTCCTTTTAAGCCTGAACTAGAGCCAGTCCATTCGCCAGAAGCGTTTATAACATCCGACCCAGCAACTTGTAGTTTGCCAGTTAGGTCTACAGTAGAATTTATTTTGAGAGCCATATGATTCTATAAAAAAGGGGAGGGTATTCCCTCCCCCTCATGTTAGGATACTAATTTACTAAATTTCACAATTATGCTGCGCCCTGAATAACTACAGTGTAGCTCGCATCAGATGCAGTAATCGTGATATCGTTCTCGCCTTCAGTTGTTTGTTGAACATCGGCAAGTACTAGGCGACCATTTTCATCATACAATTGTACGAATGCCGGCCAACCAATTCCGTGGGTGCTAAATGAAACACTTCCTGATCCACTAGAGACTGTAACACTACCGCTGTAGAAGTCAGGCTTATTGTTAAGTTGCGTTTGTACTGCAGAGGTAACACCATCTAGATATCCTAGTTCCGTAGATGTTACTGCTGATACAGCAACCTTACCACTAGAATTTGAAACCAATGCACGAGACGCAGTTAAGTCTGTGTCATCAATGGTAGTAGCAGCACCTGTGATAGTTGGTTGCTTACCATCCAATTGTGTTTGGATAGCAGAAGTAACTCCATCTACATAGTTCAACTCTGCAGTCGTAGCCGTTACGCCATCAAGAATGTTAAGTTCAGAAGCGGTTGCCGTTACACCATCAAGAATATTCAATTCATCGGTGGAGGCGGTAACACCATCCAACTTGTTGATTTCCGCAGTAGATGCGGTAACACCATCAAGGATGTTTAGTTCAGCCGCAGAAGATGTAATTGCACTTCCATTAATTTGGAATTGACTTGTAGCATTGATTGTAGTACCTTGAATTTCAGCAAATTGAGCTGGTACAAAGTCACCACTAAATGTTTCAGCATCATTAGTGGCGTTTACATATGCTACGAACTTACGAAGCGAGTCATCATAACCGAAGAAACCAAGACGAGCCGCAGTGTCGTAGTAACGGAACTCAACCCCGCGGTCTTTGTTGTCGTCACCCGTTGGCGCAGAATCTCCACCCAATGTGATGATTGGGTCATCAAGTGTCGTTGTCGTAGAGTTAACAGTTGTAGTCGTACCATTTACTGTTAAGTCTCCAGTAATAGTAACGCCACCTGCAAAAGTTGCGGTAACATCGGTAGCATCCCCAAGTGTATAGTTCCCACTAATTTGAGCCAACTTTGTCGTGAGGTTTTCAACTGTAACATCAGCATCAATTTGGTCTGTGAACGATAGTGTTCCCGATCCATTGGTAGTAAGAACCTGTCCGTTCGTACCATCCGTTACATTCAACGCTGCAATACCTACTGCATTGTCATCAATTTTCGCAGCGGTTACTGCGTCATCAGCAAGTTCTGTGGTATCTACACCACCGGCTTTAATAGAAAGCGTATTGCTTGACAACTCAATAGAAGTGTCATCAGGGGCAGCACCTACTAAAACCCAAGCCGATCCGTCATACACTTTTAATTTATCAAGTGTGCTGTCATACACAAACTGTCCTTGCACTGGACTAGCGATTGCGCCAATCTCTGTCGTAGAAAGATTTTGGATTGTTGCGTTGCGAAGTTCATTCTTCGCTAGGTCTAGATACGAGCTTAACGATATACTCGTTACTTCTATCCCCGATACAATTTTTAAAGCCATGGTTTATATTTTTATTGTCCTACAAATTTAATACTAATTTAGATACGCTTTTCCGGCGGTAGCCGAGTCAAAGGTTAGCGTGACTTGATTTAAAGAATCATAAGTAACCTCACACAAAATGACTGTATTGGCGGAATTGACCACAGTAACCGAGGCGTTCTTACCTAGATTATGGGTGATTACCCAAGTATCCGAAGCAGAACTCTGATCGTGAGTATAGGTCTTATCGCCACCGCTACTTGTAGCGATGCCTGAAATACTAATCTTCGTAGGGTTTACAGTCCTACTATTGATTGATATTGCAGAAGAATCCCCTTGTTTTACTGTTATTTTAGCCATTATAGTGTGATGTCCTCGTTCACTTTAAATATTCCGTACAGCCATGTTTTAATTGTCCCTGTGGAAGAGTCATCGTCCCCATCAGAATCTGATTGGATGTCATATACATACATGCCTCCATCAACTCCCTCCATGGTAGACCCGGCGGCAGCAACTGTTAGCGTGTTGCTATCATCTCCACTCACTGTATATGAAAAAGAGGTGTCTTCTAATATTGTACTAGAAGCCGTGTCGCTTTCACGCACATCCATTTTAAATGAATAATCAGATAGGTCAATAGCGGTTCCAGAGTCGTCCGTAAAGGTCAACTCAAGATTAAAACTATCGCCCTTTCTACAGGTGATGTCTAGTCTTTGAGCGGTATCGAGGTTTATCGTAAGAGCCATATTGCAAAGGTACTAACTTATTGATTGTTAAAAATTTGAGCCAAATCATCCGTGTCCTCCAACTCGTCTCTTTTGCCTTGGCGTTGTGAGATTAGTTTAGACTGCTCAACCGCTTGTTTTTCAACACGCTCATCTTTTCGATCTTCCTTCATAGACTCAAGGTTTTGACGGAATGAATTACCTCCTTGTGTTTGCGCCAACACAATTTGAGACTTCATTGCTTGAATCTCTTTATCGTATTGATGTTGCAACTGCATCATTTGAGCCTTAATCTTGGCTTCCATCTGAATCTTCTGCATTTCCAATTGTACTTCAGCCTGCTTCTTCTGCAACTCCAATTGTGTGGATTGTTGTTGTGTTTGAGCATTGGCTTGTGCTTGTGCTTGGATATTTTGCATTTGAGCCTGTTGCTTTTGCTTGAGTCGTTTTTTTCTTCGTAGAATGAGCAGTCTTTCAGCCTGATCTATATCTCGAAGGTTGCGAATAGCAATAGCATCCTCTAGGTCTATCTCTTGTTGTCCTAAAGCAATCTGGATGTTTTGCTCCATGTATTGTCTGTCGAGATCGTCCATCGCCGAAACAATACGAACACCAAAGTTGTACATAGGTAAGTCCTTAAAACTATTTAAGATACTCATGTTTGTCTCTCCTATAGCGTTTGCATAGATTCGATATAGAACGCTTTCTTGCGGAATGATTTGCAAACACTTAATGATATCTTCAGCAACACGCTTGTAGAGAACTTGTGCTGAATGAGTGATATCATATATTGCGTTGTTACCCGCCGCAAGTTGTTGTTGGCGAACACCCACTAACTGATCCCCTTTAGGAGATGTACCATCCATTACTTCGTTGATACCTGTAGCATCACGAATCATGCGTAGGTTATGGTTGTATATACCAATAAGCTCGTTGATGTTTCTAATTTGATTGTCGATTGCTCGAACAGGTGGGTTTTGGAATCCACCCTCTGGGTTCTTACTTCGGTAGTAGAAAACACCCGTTTGTTCGTAGATGTCTTGTAATTCTAGAGGCTCTAGGCTTCCACTACGACCCAACTGCACATTCTCCAATCCTTCGATGTCAATGATTAGACCATCTGGTTTTGCTTTAGCAATTGCTTGTTGTAGTTTCAAATGAGACAACTGCAACTGATCGGCGAAACTAATGATGCCTGAAACCAAAGACTTCGGCATCATACGGCGAAGGTTCGTGCTTATAACATTGTAAGACAATCGAGTCCTTGTAATGTCATGGATATTCTTCGGAATATTTTTCTTGATTCCGTAGTTGAAGATGTGCTTCGTCCCGATAACAAATGTTCCTCCATAAAGAGTTGTGTTGGTCATGCAATAAGGTTGGCGTGAGAACACGCTTTCCGCAGGTGCTTTGTATTCCGCTCCTTTAAAGTAGAACCCTGTGTGTCCATGACGAGTTTCTTTCTCTTCAAAGAACATCTTGTCTATAGATAAGAATTCAAAGTCTAGCACCTCAACGAAATACTCATCGTATCCGTATGTTGCTCGTTGTAGGTTCTTATCGTAGTAAGAATGTGTAAGTCTACTCGGATTGTTTTGGAATCGGTTTCGAACAGTTTTTGCTATTTTCTCGTAGGTCTCTTCATCGAACTGATCTCCTGCAATACGCTTTAGTTCTTGGATGGTGATGCGCTTAATGTGTCCAGCATAAACCATGTCATCGAAGTTGTGGTCTTCGGTGTAACTATGGATGAAATAAGACGGGTCTACATATTCCTCTACGATACCATAGTTAGGGTCGTTGTTTCTTTTAACGACCGCCATACCATTTGTAACAAGATCAGTGACCGCTCTACGATATGTGGTGTCATGGAAATTGTTCCAATCCAAAGTCATCTTCGTTGCTATCTGTGCAGCAACCTCTGCTTCGGTTTTAACATTGGTGTCCATGAATATTTCGGCTTCCTCTAAACTTTCGGGGATAGCCTCCGGGTCATAGTCCATGTCTACCCCCATCTCCTTGGCTTTCATCAAGAAGTCGCGGGTCATGATTTGACCTTTGAGTTTATTTTTTCTCTTGTCCTTCTCTGTTTGTGACAAAGGATCGACTGCCTCCACATTTGGATACGGATCAGCCGACAAGATTTTGTTGACTACAATTTTGACAAACTTTGGGATGATCGGTACGGGTGACCAATCAAGATTCAATAACGATCCATCCCCATTATTTGGGTCGAGACTGTTTAGAATTTGCTTGTATCGAGATGTGTCTTGAGTACCATTCGCATAATCACGATTGGTCTCAAATTCTTTTTTTCTTCGGTAATATAACGAACCCTCGTCATCCGAACTCCCCCATTGACCCTCAATAGCCTTGGCGTATTTTAACCCATAGGAATTACTCGCCTTAATTTCAGGTGAAGCCAATGGATCAGGAAAGTTGCCGTACCTTTCGTTTTCTTGTGGATTATCAAACATTTCGTGAGATAATAGTTATTCATGCAAATATACCAATTAATACAAGGTCAATACCCTAGGGTACTAGAGCTTGTACCTTCTAAAAAACTTTTTCTCGCTAAAGTCCGACTGCTTTTTTTCTTGCTTGACTTTTTGTGCCCCCAATAAAGCAAGACCACTCGAAATTGTTAAATCGTATTTTGTACGATTATCAATCTTAAACCCGATCCAATCTTCTAGGGTTCGAGAAAAATACATGTTACCAATACTCCCGTCATTATCATTTGTCCCTACATAGTTGTGTATGTATTCTTCCACGGCTTGAGCATGAGCTTGGATAACATCCGCCGAGTTAGATGGGATACCCTTGGTCTTTACATTTACCCGGGCAGAAGTTGAGGTTAGATGTTGAGGTCTATCCATGATGTAACCATCATATCCTCGTTGCTCAAAATATCTTACGATACCATACTTGTTATTTTCTATGAGCAGTGGGTAACCATAGAACACCGAACACATTAATACATCCTCGTAAAATATTTTTGCTAGTGGAGGTCTTGATGCATATTCGACCACAAACATATTAGAAGGGCAGGCAAGGTTGAATTTATTATAAAGATGCATAGCACCTTTAGAACCTCTACCATCAAGCGTAGCATCGAGGTCGTAACTATCGACCCCGCCAACACCGATATGAGCATTTCCAGGTTTCTTGATACCTCGCTCTATAACCATGTTGTTTCGCATATCGGCTGGGGGAAGCCAAGATATATGAAACCGCCCATTAATATCTGGGTTAAAGACAACCTTCGTGTCTTGTACTCCGTCTTTCCAAACAAAGTTACCTCTTACAATTGGATTAGGAAAAAGGTTGTCGTTATAACTTATCTGCTCATATATCTTCGTAAGATTAAAAAGAGACCCCTGTATACTATCACGGAAGGCTTCGTCCTCGTAAAAGGGAACTGTCGAATAACCTCGTTTAATTCCGAATGGTCATTCTTTAAAGAGTCTCTTTCGTTTTTTAAAAATGTCTTTGCTCCCATATCGATCAACTCTCCGTCAATACCTTCGATAGGTTGGTCCGGGTCGTCAATTACTGGATTTCCGTATATATCAAAAAACCCTTCGAGTGCTTCATAGGAAGGAATGAATATTCTATATAGACCCGATCGAGTCCTTCCGTTTTTATTTCGTTGGTAGGGACTACTGTCTTGCCAGAGTTCTTTATATTCTTTTCCTCCCTTATTCATTGGATTCACAGTAGAACCCATCAAGCATTTCCCAATCACCCTACGACCTACAATAAGACATGTTCTTTGGATACGCCATGCCTCACGGATGTCGGTAGGCTTCTCCCATTTACCTGCCTCATCTAAATAAAGCATGTGTAGTTTCTCACCATCGTAAGCGTTATTCGTTGTGTTCTTCCAATTGATTATGGTGTTAAGGGCTTCGCCTTGTTGAGCAGTTTTATTCTTCTTGGTGATTCGTTTTGCGGGTTCTCGGAACGCAAGCTCCATACGAGGGTTGGTCGTACCATCTTGAATAGGCTTGAAAAAGAATGGGTAGGATTTAAATATTGAAACAATCTTCTTCATGAAGATATTTTCTTGAGCATCCTTACCCGTCTTGGATTGTAGTCCAAGTAATTTTTCCTTTACCTGTGTTCCCTCATCTACTAGCGTACATGCACTCATATTAGTATACCCACTACGGCGACACTTGGTATATACTTGACCTAGTGATCGGGGGTCTACCTCACATGCTTTTTGATGAACAAAAAGTCTTTGTTGAAATTCCAAGTAATATGGATATCCAATATCGAGCTTTGACCATTGGAGCATCATGTAGTGTCTACCTGTTAGATAGGTGGGTACACCATTATTCATAAACCAAACCCCATTATTCCTACGCTCAAATTCTTGTTGGATGTAGGGAAGGTATCTATTCCTAAACTCTTTAGGCATTTCCAACCACTCATCCATGGAGCGTATACGAGACATCTCTTGGGGCATGGGTATCCTCCTCCAACACTGATCCTCTTTAGGTAGTTCGGAAAACAAAATAGTTCCCATATCGGGAACTTTAGGAAGTTGTATATATAGCCCGGAAAGTTCTATGATATCACCCTCACTGTCGTTTGCACAGATATTAATTACGGAGTCGTCATATCCTTTAACCTCTTTTATTCCAGCCATTACTCAATCAACATTCTATCAATTTTATCGGGATCAAATTTTCGGATACGAAGCAAACGCTCTTTTTCTAATTGCCTAGCACTTGCGTATTCCTCTGGCGTACTGTCTTGACCGAGTTCAGTAAACATCTTTGCGTTACGGCGCAACACACAGTCTATTACTTCTTTTGCGATCGGGTCTGTAATATAACTCATGATATAAAGTTATTTAATTAAATATTTACTACCTCCATCCCAAGGAATCCAAGGGATGTCTATTCTTTTACCTTCCCAACTTTTAAAATACTCTTCGTTGTCTACTCCAAATATTTTTTTTTGGTATATGATCAGATGGTTAGGTGCCGGGTTATTCTGCAAGAATTGTTGCCTAACATCTAGGGGACACTCGGACAATGCCCAAGTAGAAACAAACAATGTGTTTTCCACTCGGTTTCTTGGAAGCGAGTAATTCGATGTGCATCTTACATTAAAACCTTCTAGATTAAATCTTTGAACACGAGAAATTTCTGGAAGGTCATAGATAATATAATCGCCCGTATATCCCAGTTCTAAAACAAGACGAGCAAAATCCCCGGCACCACCACCCAACTCAATGATTCTATCGAAATCATTGATTCTTTTGTGAGTGTTTAATTCATAGGTATTGTAATGATGAAAACTCTTAAGAGCATGTTTTGAAAACCGATGTCCGTCTACCAAAACAGAATCTTCAAAGAAAAGTGTAGAGTTTGAACCAAATCCATTACGGCTATTACCATATCCCTTTTTACCTTGGGTCATAGCATAGTACCAATCGTAATCTTTTCTTTTAAAATTACGAGCGTGATCAGTATACTCCTTATACTCCTTCACCTCAAATAAAGGTATCTGCCGAATAGTGTTGTCTAAACGGAATGAGTTTAAGGAAACTGCTCCTATCTTTTTTCTTTGTTCATCCCAGAAACTACTCATATCGCTTGAGTTTCTTCTTTAATTCTTTTGTTTGTAGATATTCTCTCCTTACAATATAAAAAGACATTATCGATATAAGTACTACGCTAATCATTTTCTATTCCGTTTTCTTCAAGGTCTCGATTACACAATTCAATTATCGATCTTTTCATCTCCTTTTCCCGTTAAGTAAATAAAAAATACTGCCAAGAGATAAGTCAGTATTATTACCATCCATTTAAAGTCTATCATCTCTCTTTGGTGTTAAAGGTTTGCGCCTACTTTTATATGTGTGCGCTTATAATTTGATGGATAAGCCCATCTTTATATGCTTAAACATACCTTAATGGTGTAAATAAGCACCATTCAATCGGCTTATTTTACACTTTGAGTGCTTTTCATTTTACACTTTGTCACACTATACCCTTACTTTGTACACTGCGTTGTAAGGTTATGCCCTTACTTTTTTCATTTCTCTTTGGTGTTAAAGGTTTCGTATTTCTGCGCTACTTCATTCCAAACTTGTAATAAGGCTTGTTGTACACTTGCACTTTCGGGGTAAGCAGTCTTGTTTTGTATTTCTTTAATTCTTTCTGTTGTCATTTCTCTTTGGTGTTAAAGGTGTCAAGCATCTTGTGCAGTTTACTTGACATAGTGTTCTATTAAAGACACAAAACCCTATCGTTCTGCATCATTGTAAGGTTATAGCCTTACCGAAATCAAATCTTGTGAGGTTATACCCTTACTTTGCGATTCGTGAATCACGAATTAGTCTCCTCTTCCCTGTGTTCTTCTATTACCCACTTTAATTGAGCCAATTCCTCTGTCGTTAAAGTGTTAATCATCTCTACTCTTTTTTGAAGAGCAGAAAATAATTCACTCGTCTCTGGATCAGAGTCAACTTTATCCAATGGTTTTCTAATCATGAACTCGATCTTCTTTTCGAGGTTGTTCATGAGCTTCTTAACATCATGCTTATAAAGGGTAGTCCCTTTGAAATCATCCATAGCATCGAGCGATGCCTGGTAAAGTACGAGCAGTTTTACTGCATCTTGAAATACTTGGTACTTTGTCTTCACTGACATAGGATTAAATTTAATTGGTTAACATTCATTTGCACAAGCCTCAATACAAGCCTCGCAGCAATCGCACAAGGTCTCTATATCTTGCTCGTGTTTTTCTCTATATGGGCAGGTATGCTTGAAGTCTAAAGACCCACAACTACACATCCCTGTCGTTATCTTGTATGTCATAATCGTCCCAATATAGGAAGATATATCTAGGGTCTCTATTTAGAGAACCTTTCTGCGAATCCTCCTCCGTAATCTTTTTCTTCCGAGATTTCTCCACTGCTTTTCAAATCTTTTACCATTTGTTCTAGGCGTTGTCTCTCTATGATCAGTTCCTTACAATCTACCGCCGTTTGTTTTATAGACTGTAGTTCCGCCTTCCTTTGCGTACCCCCTAGATCGGGGTCGATAGGTTTGCGGATTTCTCCGATCATGTTTTCGATTGCAACCTCCATGCTCTTCATGAGCTTTTCGGATGCTCCAATCGTTGTGAATTCCTTTTTAGCCATACACCAATTCTAGATCAGACATACGCATTCTCCAATATGGTGTACCATCGATTTGGATTTCGTAGTCCGAGTGCTTTGAGAATCGTACCCGATCGCCCTTACGCAAACCATTCTCCACCATCTCACTAGTCAAGAAGGTCACAATGCCTTCGGAAGCAAGTTCCTCCTCAAAACTTACAATCTCTAAAATGTCGCTCTTCAACTTTTTCTCCGGGCGTATTGGCTCTAGGAGTACCCAATTAGATAATGGATGGATTTTCCCCTCCTTATCCTTGTAGGCGAATGCCTGGGAATTAATAGAATCGCTAGGATGATACCTAACCTCGTAGACATCATCGCCCTCAAAAACCGCTATACGCTGTGCTTTCTCCACCACGACATGGTGATGGAAGTAGATAGTATCTCCCTTTTCAAAAGGGCATTCATACTTTATAGGAGTGCCTAGAACTTCGCCCTCCATTACCCTATGAGCAAACTCATCGAACTTTGTCTCTAGATATAGTTCCTCATCGTTTACTTTGATTGTATCCTTGAAACGCTTGGGTATACGCACAAGAATAGACTTCATCATTTTCACTAGAAATTCAAATTATATTCAACTACGACGGGGAGACCTTCTATGTTCTTCCATAACATAACCCCCTCATCTCCTGTTAAATATATTAAATATCTCCGAATATTATGTCTTATTAAATATTTTTCATCAACAACGATACTGCTGATGACCATCTTCCCAACCTTCATACCTACATAGTAAGCCATAGCATCCTTGGGATTGATGCCCACGATAATCTTTCTGATCATACAATTTAATTTAGTCTATTGATCCACCAATCAATAGTTCCCTCTCTAGGTTCGTTATCTTCAATTTCCTGGCATATCATCCCGTCTAAAAAGTCGAGACCAGTGATCAGTACCTCATCGCTAGGTGCTTGAGCATCATATATTGCTTCAACACGATTTGTTGTCTCATCGTACAACCCAGCCATCGCAATAAACACCACATCATCATCAAGTTCGAGTTCCTCCGCAACTGCCCGCAATGTGCCTAGCACATCGTTACACAGTAGTAAAAATTCCTCTCTTCGACTTTGATGGTCGTCCATTTTCTCGTAGATTTAGTACCTAAAGCAAATATAACTTATATATGAATAGAAGTGTTGAGGTGTCCATGGATTGGAAGCTCTTTAATGAAGAATATGGAATCACTAATTCTAGGGAGCGTAAGAATGTCATATACAAATATGCATACATAAATGCATGTAAGCCATTCTTCGGTTGCTCGGAATTAGGAAGAATCACAGGGTATAATCACGCCACCATACTACACGCATGGAGAATACACGATACCAACCTATTGTTCTCACCAGACAGTGAGTTATACTCCGAGGTTTATGAGATCAGTAAAAATAGGCTCGATTCCGCTATAGGTGAAAGGGTAGACCCTCTTTTCTTTTTAAGTAAACGAGACCTTATATCAATCATAAGAAAGATAGAATCAACAATGTCGGTCATACCAATAAACGACCTAGAACCGCAAATCACATTTAGCCATGCCGAAGAGCCATGTAGCACCAACGAAGCAGTTCCGGGAGTTTAGCAAACAACCAGAGCGATACATAAAACAAAACCACCTCAAAAATATCTCGAAGGTTTATAAGAGGTTTAAGGAGCAGTACGATATATCTAGACCAGAGATCGACTTTATGCTCTTTATCTACGACCTTGAATTCTTTACCATCGATTGGATATGCGATCAGTACGGGCAATCTAAAAAACAACTGCCGAGTAAAGTACTCTACCCACTACTCAAAAGAGAATATATATACAAACATTTTGATAAGCTCACCCCAAAGAAGGATGTCCTTGGGCAGATGTTTAGATCAGAAACAAAATACAATTATCGTGTGCGGTATGCCCTCGCTCAAAAAGGTAGGCTCATGGTACAACGATTCTATAACGAACTATGACATCCCTAGAAATACCACAGTCCCTAAAAGACTTTTGCTGGGACATCCTCAAAGAAAAAAACCTCGGAGAAAGACATTCTTTCAATGGGAGCAAAGAAGAACAGTACATTGGTCTATTAGGAGAATATATGACCGCTCTGATCCTACAACTCCCAGTCGAATTTAAACCCGGGTTTGACGGGGGTTACGACCTTCTATATAAAGGGTACAAGATCGATGTCAAAACAATGGGGAGGACAGTAGACCCTAAACCTCATTATGTAAACAACTTCGTAGGATACCAAGAGAATCTAGAATCCGACCTCCTAATCTTTTGCTCTATAAATAAAAAGACAAGCGTGTACACACTATGTGGTTGGATATTTAAAACCGAATTCCTAGAAGTAGCCGATTACTTCCCCAAAGGAGAAAAAAGAAAAAGGGATGATGGATCAGTATTCACTACCCAAGCTCCCCTCTACGAAATAAAGAACTCTCAATTAAGAACAGTTCATACAAATAAGATCAAGTCCCCAGACTCGACATCGTCCCAGAAGTCACAATAACATTGACTCCCTTCGTGCCCACATTCGCACATGATTCCCCCATTAAAAATTAGACATAGTATCCCCTAATACAACTTCCTATACCAGGGTGCATTCTACATACTTGGTTTTGCGGTGGCTCTCCAAAGCCAACCGCCATGCTTGTATGCTTGAAGCATTTCAAAGTTACAACTTTTTTTTGATATAATCAAGTGTCAAACGAGACAAAATATTTCTTGTCTGGCTTAACTGCTCCAACAAAATACCAACGATCAGAACACGATCCGAATAATTAAATCAGTCCTAAAGACCGGGGGGATTATACGCTATAGCGTGACGAGTGCGAGTGAGAACCGAAACGATAATCCAAACCCACCCCCTCAAAGTCCAAATCGGAACTCGGAAAACTTTTGGCGTTTTACCAACTAATGCGTTGTGGATCAGGCGTTTGTACCTCGCCACCTATACCACTAGTTTAACCATTAGACCGCATCGTGTTGAACCCTAGTACATTGCGAATCTAGGGCGCGTACCCCTCCTTGGTTGACAATCACACCCCCCTCCCATTTGGTATCGAGAATATATCTAACTAGGTATCACACGCTTACCCATCTCCAAGTGAATCATTGGTTTATGAGCCAGGGTTTATTGTGTTGATTTATAGCCCCTTGTGAGAAATCAAAAATACTTGGAGAAATTATCTACCGCCTCTATGAATTTTATCCTATGTGTGCTATCTTAACTGTGTACCAATCGGTACGATGTTCTTTGACATATGGGCATTTTTCTAACCACCTATGGAGGGTTCTCCTTCATGGGCTAAATCTTTATTTATTATGAGACAAACTAATTTGTCAACGATGATTAATTCATCACTCGAAACCTACCAACAAGTGGTAGCGGAAATCTCAAAAGAGATTATAAAGACAAAGAAACTTTCGGACAAAGATTTCATCACTATCGATGACCTTTGTATAAAGGAGTTCAATGAAGCATTCTATGTGGATTTAAATGAACTTCAACGAGCGGAAGAGATGTTGAATGAGTTCCTGGATTGTGCTAAAAACCTCGATGATGACCAAATCAATGGGGCGATTGCGGACAATGGAACTTTCTTTTGTGAACTCGATGAGAAGGACAATTACTTGATACGAGTATTAAAGAGATTAGAACACCGAATGTCGCACAACTTATTGTTGGACATTGAGCGGTCGCCTTGCACAATTGAGTATGGTCTTCATCCATTAGACTTAAGAGATTTAAGGGAAGGAGACCTAGGGGTTTTTGAAGAGAATGATTTGAAACTATTCAAAGCCTTCATCCACTCCATTGAATTAGGCAAGAACATCCATGACCTTGAAATCATGTTTGAGGCACTACCAATGTCGGAGAAGTTCGATGCGCTAGGTGTACGAGTTGAGTTCGATTGTGACACTATGGAACTTGCTAATATTCAACTAGCAAAAGAACTCAAATTCGGTATGGACTTATGATGTGTGTAGTCCTGATCCTAATCCTCGCTCCCTTGCTTCTAGAAGTAGGGGAGGTAATACAAATCTTCAAAAGAAAGTAATCATGACAACGAAAGAAAAAGATGCAATGTGGAAGTTCATCATGGTAAACCTCGATGAAGTGCTAGAAGATATTCTTCACGAGAAAGCAATAAGGTACATGGATGACCTTGATGAAATCATCAAAGACAAACATCGAGTCGATGGACAATACGAATGTGATTTAAGTCTAGATGAATTCTTGAGTGAATACCATGAGAAACTCACATTATCTCAATACAACGAAGGAATGGCTATCCTTGATGCCTTCGGAGTTGTACGGAGATACTAGGAACTAACCCTCACCATCGGTGGGGGTTTTTTTATGCCCAAAAATGCGTGTCGAGATCTTGTTGGACATTTCCGCAAACCCTTATAAACACTAGGATTTTTCATGAGCTTTGCTTCTGGGCGGTGCTTTTTGAGATTTACATGGGCGGTGCTTCAAGATTAAGAGCGGAACTTTGGTGTTGCGTAATTAGATATAAGGTGCTATATTGGGGTATCGCTTCGGCGGTCGAGTTCTTTGACATGTGGGCACAACTAAATCTAACCGCTCCTCCTAGGAGGGGCACAAATCTTTATTGTTATGAAAACGATTAATGAACTATTCACTTACTTGAAAGTAATGAACGCACAAGGCTTCAATGGTAAGAAAACAACCATGAAGATGATTGCAATCTTGAACGGCAAGAATGAAGAGAAGAAGTCGGATTTGATGTTGAAGATGATTGCAAATGGAGTACCAACGAGTACTGTAAATTACATCCATCACGACATCGCTAGATATGTGGCTTCATTAGAGGTAAAAGGGTTACTACCTAAACTACCATCTAACATGAGCGGTCACTACGATACTAACTTCAAATCTTACAAGGATAGAGGTCTCATTACTTACAATCGAGAAGGTGTGAAAATCACGAAACTTGGTCTCCAATATTTGGATGAACCAAAGGAGTACAAGAAGGTAAGAAAGGAGCAACTTGCTATCCAAAAAGCAAAGTACGAAGGCTACAAGATTGGTATCAAAAGAGCAAATCAATCGAATACTTACAACGACAATTTTGTATTCGGAAGATTGCTAGAACGAATGGTTGAATTGGAGCATAAGTACAATCTATATTCTTGTGATATGGTACATGACCAAGATGCACTATTCGAGATTCAAAGTGAACTTTTGGATATCATGATTGCGATGAACAATCGCCAAAATGTAGTCAACCTTGTACAAGAATTGCCTTACTTATTTACACGAGGTAAGGTGCTTCAATAAGAGTTCAAAACTAGACCCTCATCGAGAAATCGATGGGGGTTTTTTTATGCCCATGTGTGCGCCTGATCGGTGGAAATTTGGCGAAATCAAGATTCACATGGAAAGTCCTTGGGCGGTTTTTCGCCCTTCATGGGGAGGTGTTTTTGCTCCGCTCTTAATCTTGAAATTGAGGTGTGTTTCAACCTCCATTTGGAATCGAGGCAATCGCCCCTGGAACTGTACTTTTTGCACGATCTCGAGCTTCAAAAAAAATCTCCCTCAAAACCCCCTATATTGTCTATAAGAGAGAGAGAGAGAGAGAGAGAAAGAAAAAGCCCCACCGATTGGTGAGGCTTATCTTTTATTCTTCATCGCCTTCAATAAAGAGTGTGAGGAGTTTTACGGATTCATCAAGGATACCACTTTGTACATCTATCTCGAATATGGATTGAACATATCTAGGCATGAGGGTCTCCATCATCTCTTGAGTGGAATCTTCGGTAAGTCCTCCGAACTCATTGAAATCGTAGTAGTCGTTAATTGCATCAAGCAATTGAGTTGTGCTTAAACTATTGTTGATGTTGTAGGTATCAACTACTGTGTGGAAGAAATGCTTGTTATTGTACATGGCTTCCATTACTTCACTTGTCCCTCTAGTGACTACGGCTTCTTGAAGCAAACGGAGGGCAATTTGACTGATCTTACTCATAATATAGGATTTTAGTTAGTGAGGTAAATCTAAATAAAATATCCCACTATACAACATGAAGAGCGAAAAAAAATACAAATAGACTTGTGTCCAACCACATTTGAGTTAAATTATCACTTGAATCATCGGTGTCCAACCACCTGGAATCCAGGTGTTTTAGTTAATCCTAAACGCATGTTTGCAGGTGTACCAATATGGTACACACATATATATAGTGAGAGAGAGAGGGTTAAAAAGTTATCCTAGGTGTTGCACATTAAAAATATCCTCTTTACATTTATCGCACTAACTAAAATTTATTTGTCATGTTAAAAGAAAATCAGCCGATACCAGTCGGCACAGTTGTCAAGTTCAAGATTTGGGACACCGAGAAAGATGGTCAAGGGATCGGGATTATCTTGGGACACAACCCTAGACTAGGGCACGAAACAATCTACCGAGTTCACTTCAAGAGATTCCCAGACCTCGTGTACCGAAATAGTGACCCTTTCGAACTAACCATTTCTCAAAGCGATATCAAGGAAGTCCTAGACACCGGAGCTCGTGTTTGTAGTGCAACAAGCAAACCAATGAATGAAGGTTGGTTGTGGGGCGATGGTAATTTCTACACCAAGGAAGAGAAAGATACACTTGCCGAATGTAGAAAGGATAGAGAGTCCATATTACATTGGGCGCAAAAATTTACCCAGCCTAACCAAATTCAAATAGAAGAAGATTTTGAGGAATTTACTCAATGTCTAGATAGAGCCTTGAATAACAAAGAGAGTGATGAAGACTTGCTAAAACTAGCGTTTGAAATAGACTTTGTTTACTACACCGATTGGGAATTAGATGAGGAAGTTCGTAATGGAGATGGATGGTTTGTTCTTGATGGAGAGACCGATAGCATCTTTGATATCTTCAACTACTCACTAGTAAGAAACGCCTTTGAGGAAATAGACAATGATGCTGATCCTATAGGATACGATGATGAACTAACATCGGAGCGCATGGAGGAAATCTCCAACACCGAAGGACCGGAAGATATCGAGTGTGAGGACTGTGGTCATGTCAATACCCACGATACCGATAAGTTTGGATTTTGTGTAGAATGTTTAAACCACATAGTATGAGTAGAGAGTATAGAGAAATAAGAACCGCTCACGCATATGTAGAGGCGGTAGTAAAAGTACGAGTAAGAGGTCGTGTTGACATAGACCTTTTTGAGTCCGAGGAGTTCTTCCATGACATGGTGAGCATCGGCGAGTACGAGATTGTGGAATACGGCAACGAGTTCGTTGAGTTAACGGACGAGGATGTCGAAATTGATGAGTACTAGTATGACTGATCAAGAGCGTAAGGAATTGGAACAAGCGTTAGCCTATTTGGATGATGCTTGTTTCATGTTTTCTATGAGAGAGAATACCCTCTACATCGATAAGATGAGAGCGGTGAAGCAAGTATTAATTAACTTAAAAGAGAGAGTGTATGGCGAGTAAGAACCTCACCCAAAAAATTCTAGAATTCGTAAAGAACGAGGAACCAGAACAATTAATTCAAATCCAATCATATGTTAGAGCGGTTAACGGCTCTAATGTAACAAAGCTCAAGGGGTACTACTCCTCCAATATTTCCAGGCTCGTGGAGAATGGACTGTTGGAGAAAAAGTCGAGGGGAGTTTATAAGGTTACTGATCTAGGAGAAATCTATATAACGGATAGAAAGAAAGCCCAACGAATTATACGAGGCAAACGAGATTCCGTGCGTATCCAAAGAACCATAGAAAAACTAGATGAAATTAGAGAGGCAGTCCTCCTAGGAGAGATTTGTGAAGGAGATGTCATAACAATAAAGATGTAGCCATGGATATAGATGAGATCAAAATCCATCTTGAGATGGTTGAAAGAGAACTCCAAGATAAATTAGTGAGAGCCGGAGATGAGCAACTAAACTATTTAGTATACAGTCTATCGGCTATCTATAGGGAACTAGAGAGACTTGCACAAGACCCTGGATTAAAGTAAATTGCATAATAATTAAATTCAATAACTATGGTAAAACACCAATTCAAAACCACGAACATCCGTGGTAAGGAATATGTTGAGGTAAATCAGCGTATCCTTTATTTTCGCACCGCACCTGAATACAAGGGGTGGTCTCTTGAAACCGAAATGATTCACTTGGACAATGATTCTTGTGTGATCAGAGCGGTTATCACGAACGACAAAGGATCAGTCGTTGCTACTGGATTCGCCCAAGAGGATAGAACTAGTAGCCATATCAATAAGACTTCTTATGTAGAAAACTGTGAGACCTCGGCATGGGGTCGTGCATTGGCTAACCTAGGCATTGGTATTGAGTCATCTATTGCCTCAAGCAATGAGGTGTCAATGGCTATTGCTAAACAAGAGAGTGCCCCAACTAGTGAGAGCGGGACATCAAAGAAGAATGTGTTTAAGGATGCCGTTGAATACATCAAAAAGTCTAAAGACAAAAGCGGAGCTTTCGATCGAATCATAGGTAAGTATGGCGACTCGTTTACCGAGAAGCAAAAAGAAGCCTTACAAAAATTTGTAGGGTAATGAAGTTCGCTAATCAACTAGTAGATAAAGTAGGGAAGGAATATCTTTCCTACTCCTCTATTAAGTATGCCCTCCAAGACATGCGCCTATGGGAGATGTACATGGCGGGGCAACTCAAGAAAGAATCTCAAGCACTGTCCTTTGGATCAGTGTACGATTGTCTTTTGTTTGAACCAGAGAAATACGATGAGCGGTTTGTTACTTTTGATGACTACGATATCATTCAAGAGATTGGGGGCAAGTCCCCACGAGCTACGGCAAAGTATCGCAAATGGAAACAAGACATGAGTGATGAAGCAAAAAAGCGGGGGCTTGAGATTGTGAGCGAAGAGGATTTCCAGGTGGCTATCGATATGATAAATAGACTCGATGAGACGGGGTTGAAAGACTCGTACCTCACCGGTGAAGTCCAAGTAGAATTCAATTCTTTTATCGATGAGATACCTGTTCGTGGATTCCTAGACTGTAAGGGCGAAGGGTTTATTACCGATAGCAAGAGTTGTAGATCAGTGAAATCCTTTGGTAGAGATGTCTTTTCTTTTGGCTATGATATCCAAGCGTATATCTACACCTCGGTCTTCCCAGGCAATGATTACTTTTGGGTTGCACAAGAGAAAACTTATCCATATCTTCCAGCGTTGGTTCGGGCTACGCCTGAAACAATAGAGAGAGGAAAGAAGAAGTATACGATGGCGATTGACCGCATTATGAGTTATCTCGATAGCGATGCGCCGACCGAAACTTTCTTCGCAGAATTTGAAGTTTAATTTAAATCTATATTGTCATGTCAGAGAAAAAGTATGATTCAGACTTGATCGGGTTCGTTGATGAACCCAAGCGTGGCGAGAACGGAGAGGTTCGTTCTTGGCGTATTTCCTTAAGTGCAACACACCTTGAAGACTTGCAAAAGTACAAGACTGAAAAGGGGTATGTTTACCTAACACTGTTCTTTAGCCGTGCGGGTAAGCCAATGGCTAGTGTATACAATCCTCATAGCGAGGCTACCAAAGAGTACACTAACGATAACAAGAAAGAAGCGGTGGCTGATGACCTACCATTCTGATCTTAAGGAAAAGATATTCCTTGTGATTGCTATGTGTTGGGGGTTGAAGGTCGAAAAACTTTCGACCCCCTTCTTTTATACGGACAAGGATGGAAAGAAAAATAGTTTTTGGATAGAGGTTCAAAATCATAGGGATTCGGAATTAAATTTCACAATGGAAAAGTCCGATGTTGACTACGCCATTATAGTGATACCGAATAAAAGAGGTGACAACCTTATACTCTTTAAATATCGGGAGCTCTACGATCTTCCTAACTACACCTTTGAAAGCCTTGCATCCAAGTTAATTTACAAAGAGAGGATTGATATTACTCATGAAGATAAATCAACTTGACTTGTTTAGTGGTATCGGTGGCTTCCATAAAGGATTTGAGAAAGCCGGGTACGAAGTAACAAGTTACTTTTCAGAGATAGATAAGTATGCCGTTGCGGTATACCAACACCAATTTAAATCATCAACTTATGTCGGATCAGTTACAGATGTTCACGGAGGAGACCTTCCAAGAATTGACCTCATCACTTTTGGAAGCCCATGTCAAGACTTTAGCCTTGCTGGGAAGCGACAAGGGATGGGTGGGGAACGCTCAAGCCTTATCCTTGAAGCAATACGGCTTATCAAACAATGCAGACCACGAGTTTTTATTTGGGAAAATGTTAAAGGAACTTTCTCCTCAAATGCTGGGGCAGATTTTGCGGGAATCCTCCAAGCCTTTGCCGACATTGGGGGTTATGACTGCGAATGGCAGTTGCTCAACACTGCGTGGTTTTTACCCCAAAATCGTGAGAGAGTGTACCTTGTCGGATATCTTGCAGAAACCCGAAGAGATTGGCGAGGAGTATTTCCTCTCATCGAGTCAAGTGGCGAAGATGGAGAGGTGGAATGCACAGGAAGACCCGTTAGCAAAACGCTTACAGCAAGAGGTCAAGCCTCCCTCCACTCGGGAATGCAACTCGTAGAAATGCTAACGCCAAAGGTTAGTAATTACTCCCCTAGAGAAGTAGGCTTTAAAGAGATCAGCCCAACACTCATGGCTCGTGATTATAAAGACCCCAAGGTAGTAGGCTATAGCCGGGACAAGCATGGCGAGGTAGTCAACCGCACACTAAAGGATGAAGCGAATACTATTCACGGAAGTACAGGGAGCGGTGGTAACACTGATCAATTTGTTAAGTACGGAAGAATCCGTAGGCTTACACCGATAGAGTGTGAAAGGTTGCAAGGTTTCCCCGATAATCATACCTTGTATGGAGTATTCGATGGTGAGGTAAAAGAGATTAGCAAGACCCAACGATACAAGCAATGCGGTAATGCCGTGACAGTCGATGTCGTTCAAGCCATTGCTGAAAAAATAAAACCTTTATTCCGATGAAGACAGTGAACTCATTAAGTGGGGGTAAGACCTCATCATATATAGCCGTGCATTACCCGGCGGATTACAATGTGTTTGCTCTTGTTCGTACTAGCGATAAGGAATGCATGTTCCCCGATCCAAAGGTTCGCCAATTAGTGAGCGACAAACTAGGACAAGAATTCATTGGGACTTTAGAACAAGATGAAATCATATACACCATACTCGATCTTGAGCAGTTCATTGGTCAAGAGATTCATTGGCTAACTGGACCAACCTTTGATGATGTGATTGTGCGTGGCGACAAGAAGACTGGAGGAGAATACTTATACCTTCCGAATGTAACTCAACGCTATTGTACTACGGAGCTCAAGGTAAACCCAATCAAGCAATGGTGTTATGAGAACATGGAACTGCCCGTGGATATGCGTATTGGATTTAGAGCCAATGAAGTGAAGCGAGCTAACTCTATGATGAATAGATATCAAGAGGACGGATACCAATGGGAAAAGTTTATCATAGGTAAGAGCAAGACTGGTTTAAGTAATCGATACAAGGAGATGCCTTATCGTGTGTGTTCTTTCCCACTGATCCATGACAACATATATAAGGATCAGATAGAGGCGTATTGGAAAGACAAGCCTGTGCGCTTTGCTTATCTAAATAATTGTGTAGGTTGCTTCCATAGGAACGAGATGCTCTTGAAACATATGTCGGAAAAGTCTCCAAACAAGTTCGATTGGTTTGCACGACAAGAAAACGACAAGGCAAGGTTTAAGAAAGGAACTCGTTACGAAGATATCAAGTCTTTTAAGATGCAGTTCCAATTGTTTGATGAAGATTTTAATGAATGTGATAGTGGATACTGTGGATTATAATTTAAAGGATGTGCCTTCTTATTATATAGGGAAGCACAAAAAGATAGAAGCGATGGATGTGGTGCTAGACTTTCAACAAGACAACTACAACCTAGGTACTGCCTTGACATATATAATGAGGGCGGGGAAAAAACCCGGCAACCCCATGAGTCAAGACATTATCAAGGCAATCGTACATCTAAAAAGAGAATTAAATCACCAACTATATCTAGAACACCATGAAGGAAGTAACAATATACCAGAACATATATCAGAAGGATCAGCCATTTCACAAAGATATTTCCGTAGCACTACAGCGAATACAACAAGGGAAGAGCAAGGAACTCATCGAGGAGATTCGCAAGACGGATGATGGTAAGAAGAAGTCTGAATTAAAAAACCAACTACCATGTGTATTGTGGAGCGGTGTGTTTACTATACGCAAGGACAATGGATTGGTCGAGCATAGTGGATTTATATGTTTAGACTTCGATCATATTGATATTGAAAAAAACAAGGGGGTCATAGCCACCGATCAGCATGTCTATGCATGTTGGGTGTCTCCAAGTGGAGACGGAATCAAAGCTCTTGTTCCAGTCACAAATCCCGAAAGACATCGTGACCATTTCAATGCGCTCGAAAAGTATTTCGATAAGACCTATGGGTTGGAGGTAGACCCTACGGGCAAGAATGAATCAAGAGCGTGTTACGAAAGTTATGACCCGGACCTGATCGTTAACGATGATGTCAAAAGATTCGGAAGTTTTTATACGGATGAGGCACTTAAAGAAAAGAAGAACGAGAAGCCCATTGAAAGAAAACCTATAACGGACTATGTAAAGTTCAACCTCGTAGCAACAATGATTGCAAATGCTCTCGATGGTGAGAAGCATAATGTACTGCTCCGTGCCTCACGATTGTGTGGTGGCTACATCGCAGCAGGTCGGATGGAAGAGGATGAGGCTATACATGTTCTAGAAAGAGAGATTAGCAAGAGAGATATCAACTCGATAGAAACGGCGAGAGAAACCATCCGCATCGGCATCGAGTATGGTAAGGGTCTACCTATCAACGAGGTTATTGCACTTGAGAAAATGTCCAAGCGTAAGTCAGATGTTGATGATGGTGACTACTCTTTTATCTCTTCGGACTCGGATGACTTCAAATGGATTAACGCATACGCCGAGGGTAATATTGAGATAGGTCTATCACTAGGAGACCCACACCTCGATGAATACTTTAGATACAAAAAAGAGTTTGTCATCTTAAATGGTCACAGCAATGTAGGAAAGACAACCTTTTGTTTGTTCCTCATGGTGAACAGTGCTATTCAACACGGATGGAAATGGTGTGTGTATAGTTCCGAGAACACTACGGCTTCCGTGAAGATGAAGCTCATGGAGTTTGCGGTTGATAGACCTATCGCCCAGATGACATACCAACAAAGGAAACATGCATACGAATGGGTCAAAGACCACTTCATTATATATGGTAACCGAGACATGTATTCGTATACCGACATACTTATCTTCACGGAGAAGTGCATGAAGCAAGGTGGGGTAGATGCTTTGTTCATCGACCCATATAATAGTCTCAAGATTCAAATAGGATCAGAGAATAAGATAGGCATTCACGAATATCATTACGAGGCAGCAAGTGAACTGCTCAACTTTGCAAACAACAACGAGATCGCCGTATGGCTAAACACCCATGCCGTTACGGAGGCGCAAAGAAGAAAGGATGCAATGGGTCTACCTATCGCTCCTTACGCAGAGGATAGTGAGCATGGTGGTAAGTGGGTGAATAGATGTAGCGGATTCTTAACCATACATAGAAAGGTACAGGCAGAAGACCCGATCACTAGAAGAACTACGGAACTACATGTTCGTAAGGTTCGTGTGACGGAGACGGGGGGTCAGCCCACCCCCCTATCTTCTCCTATTGAATTTGAAATCAACAATCAAAAGACAGGGTTCTATGTTGTGCAAGGTGCAGATAGAAGAAAATTATTCGAGCCTATCTCACAACGCCTAGAGGACTACAAGAAATACGATGTCCCCAAGATGAGCCTTGAAGATGGATTTAGTTTATGAGAAAGAAGAAAAGAGGAGCGGTCAATAGTAAGAAGAGTGTCTATGATGGCGTTACCTTCCAATCAAAATTGGAGATGTATTGCTACAAGAAACTCAAGGAGGCGGGTATTGACTTTAAGTACGAGGAAGACACCTACGAAATATTTCCCGGCTTCAAACACAAGGGGAGGTATGGTAAGAAGTCTTCAAGAGGATTCGGTGTTAAAGAGAACAGGGTGATCAGAGCAGTCACCTACACTCCCGACTTTGTGAGCGACAAGCATAGGTTTATTATAGAGACCAAGGGTTATGTGCCTAGTCAACATAGTTTCCCTTTGAGGTTTAAGATGTTCCTTAATTACTGTCAACAAAATGGTATGGGTGACTACGCTATCTATATCCCTAGTAATCAAGCACAAGTAGACCAAGTCGTTCAAGACATTGTTGATAACTCCTAGTTTGTGATATATTTTTTGTCATGGTAGTTGACTAAATTATATCGAACAACTGCCATGGAACACAAAGACCTAGGGAAATATTATCATCTTGCTTGTGAGAATGCTCACAAAGAAATTGATGCGCTCTATGAAAAGCTCTTTGATTACCAAGGCAATCCAGTTGTAAGTCAAGAGAAGATAGTGTCGGTACTACAATCTACCACTCAAAGGATCAGGCTTGAACTGGAGATAATCAAATCTTCTCTCCAAGAATTTCATGAAACTTCATAGATGTAGCAGGTGTACAAAACATAAACCTACGGATCAGTTCCATAGAAGTAATACAAGACCGCAAGGCGTTCAAAGATATTGCAAAGAGTGTAAGAGGAAGATCGATACTACTCGTAAAAAGATTTTCCATGTCTACTATCTTCCCAAAGAACACTATGTTGGGATGACCAAGCATATTAACAAGAGGATGCAAAGACACCGAAAGCGTGGTAAGAATACCAAGGGATATCGAGTTCTTATATCCACAAAGAATGTGAAGTTAGCCCACATGTTTGAGAGCTTCCTTCACTTATTTGGATTCAATGGATTCCGTTACTAATCGAAGTCGATATATGTAATCGTTACTTCCTCCCCTTCTTCAAGAGCTTTAGCAATCGGAGGGTAGATTCTTTTATACGCCGCAGTAGAAGAACCAACGAATCCATCACTCTCGCCAAAGTTGATTTTTTGAGTATCACCAACAAGGAGACACCCAGCAGTGTGTTCATCAGTATTACCAGTGTGAATAAGAATCCACTTAAAGTTAGGCACTTCACGAACCCATAGCATTCCTTTGTGCATCTCCCCATACCTCTTTGTGTATTTAGCATGATGACCTCCCGTGGTACGCAGGGTGATTTGATAGGTACCAGCCGGTACTCTAGTCTCCGACATAACCTTTACATCTCTATGCTCATCCTCTAGGGTATAGCATAGGAACTTACGCTCACCATTAGTGATATCAAACAATAGCCCGTTAGTGCTATCCGCTTCGCTACTAAATCTTAATACTTCTAGTTCCATTATTTGTCTTCTTTAATTGCTGATCCAAAGTAGTATCCGAAAATAGATAGAGCCACACCTTCAACGATACCGATAAGATGTATGAATATCTCTTTGTTCTCTTCAGGTACATGTAAAAATACGATAGAACAAACAAGGAAAGAGAACGCTCCCAATCCTACAAGACCGGTTACATTGAACAACCAGTCCTTCGCACCCGCCTTTACCATTTCCGCTTGGCGTTTCCGTGCGCTATCACGATCAGCAACTTCGAGTTGGTACATCTCCATCACTTGGTTATTCAACTCTTGCTTTTCCTCTGCACTCATTTCAACGGAAGGGTCATCAATCAATCTCTTGACAACGCCCAACGCCCCTTGATCAGGGAGTAAGTCTCCTACAATATCTAATACTTGAGGTGCTTTCTCTTTTAAGAGCTTACCAATTTTGGTGTTTTTAATTTGCTTCATTCTTCTTTTGCATTATCATTTCTTGTCTACGGCGATACCACTTGTACACTTTTAAACTACCATCATCTAATTTTTGGTAGCCCTTACTAAAGCGACTATTTATCTTTTTAACCACAGCGATTTGAGATTCATCTGACATTCTACCCCAGCCTTCAGACTCAACAACCGCTCGTAAACTTTTAGTTCTTTCTTGACCTAGTAGCATGAGCAGTTCATTTACTTCGGATGTAGTGAACTCATATCTTTCTGATCCCTTGTTTCTAAATAGTTCCTTGTTCAATATGATACTAGGTATAGAAGGTAGTGCATTCTCATCGTTTGTTCTACGATATAGAGAGTATAGTTCAACCTTAAGTGGATCATCCGTTGCTAGTCTTGTGCCTGTAGGGTCAAGGAATTCATAGAAGACAGGGTTTGTTCCTGGAGGAGTTTGATTAATCTTCTCACCCCACACATTGATACGGATAGGAGCAGGGTTATCACCTCTACCAAATGTACCAAAGGTTCTGTCATACAATACATTCTTAAACCTCTTGTCGATAGTGTTGTCACGATAGTCTGGCAAGAACTCACGCTCCGCTCTATAGAATGATGTGAACAAGTTAGGAAGAGGAACGGATACCATAGCACGAGACAACTGCTCGAAGTACTTGGTTACTACATTTACATCCTCCGTATTTTGTAACACTTTCGTTACATTTTCTAGACCGGTCAAGAAGGACTGATCCAACAATGCACCCAAAGAACCTAGGGTAATACCCATTGACTTCTCAAGGAAACTACTCACTGGACTTTGCTCTTCGATACCAAACTCTTTCAATTCTTCTTCGCTAGAGAAGTTAGGCTTTCTATCGATAATCTTGAACGCCTCAATATACGCTGCGAGTATCGCACCCGGCAAACCTAGTTTAGCGAAACCTACTCTACGATCAGATGGTTGGAAAGGCTCTCCTGTCTCACGACCTAGTGCCGATACATTGATAGTGAACGGAGGTTCTACCTCATAGGCTACGCTACGAGACTTCGGACTCATCTTATCTACCGCTCCACTAGCAGCACCTTGGTCATATAATCTACGAGCAAGTAAGAACAACATGTATCCCATGAGGGCGGTTGCTAGTTTCTCTGATCTATCACGAGCCGACATTCCTCTAGAGAATGCTTGTAAGAATGTGATCGGGAACATGGTCAACTCCAATGACTGTGATAGGATATTGAATGGAGTCTTAACGAAAGGAACATTTGACTTCACGATAAAGCGAACCGCATTACCAAACATTCTTGTCATTAGTTTATCACTCTCCATCATTTTACCACCTGCACCGCTAAAGAAGTTTTGTGCTTGTTGGGTATTCACCATACCAAACAGTAGGGTAGAATCATTCTCTTGGAAGGTGAGCTTCAATCCTTTTTCACGAGCAAGTCTCAAGTGTTCCTCGGTAGGGTACTTAAGGAATTGAGCAAGAGATTCTCCTGACAACCCTAACTTTCTACCTTGTTGGTACAACTCATATCCCTCCATACCACGATAGAATGGTCGGTCACCAAGTACAAGTAGTTTAAAGTTTGATGCTGCCGTTAGACCAAAGATGCCCTCAACAAGTTTCTTTGCCTTGTAGTTCATGAAGTCTGCTTGACTATGGAACTCTTGAGGTAGTCCTTCTTTTCCCTTACCAAATACAGTAGCAAGAGCAACTAGTGGTCGTAGTTGATATCCCGCCGTGTACTCAAAATCACCAGGGGCAACACCGCTCTTGATAGATTTGTACGCTTCTTTAAGACCATGGAAAGATCGTTGCGCTCCGTAAATCATAGCACCGAAAGATGGTCTGATCTCACGCTTATTTCCTGACAACATAAACTCTATCGGCGCAGCAATCAACTGCTCACCTAATCTCATTGGAAGCGTGATGGCGTTCGCAATGACGTTCGTTGTAATAGAGCGTAGGGTAAGAAGGTTACCCTGCATAATGGTAGATAGGAGTGAACCCCATGTAGGCGCATTGAACTTTTGGAAGTCGTTAATACCTGCGATGGCTTTCTCTAATCTCTCTTGAGCCTCTTGAACCTTCTTATCCATTTGGTCGAAGTTACTCGGATCAGTATCGAAGACCTCATCAACCGCTTGGTCAAATCCATCTTTAGCCTGCATGTATTCGTCTACGACTTGAGTAAGTGTTTCTAGCGCATCTGTTTTTAGAGGCGTACCCTTTCTCTCGTATTCTTTTGCAATGAGGGATACCATGCCCTCTACAGTACGACCTTTGATTTCCCCAAATTGTCGGAGCAGTTGTCCAAAGGTTGTTCCCATTTGAGTAAGTTTAGCGAGTTCGGTTTGGTATCCGTTCATGTCGCCTGCTTTTCTCAAACGCTCAAGGTATTCTATTTGAGCAAGTACTAGGATGTTACCATCGGTAGAGAAGTCTATCTTACCAGCCTGTGTGCTAATGTCACGCAAGACATTGGTATCTAGCATTGATACAATCTCCGCAGTACTCATCCCCATCAACTGCTCTCTAGTAGCATTGATGCTTTGTGGTTGGTAGAAGAAATCTGATCCCTCATCCGTTGGCTTGAGTTTACCCTTCTTGGCTTTTCTATCCGCCTTCAAGATGGTCTCGGCAAACGCCACCTCTTGAGGCACACCACCCTTAAGCATGTCCACGAACTGTGTCGTGGCTTGACGCATTTTTAGTGCAGCCCTTCCGGTATCGTTGCTAGGACTTCCGGGTGTATCTGCTTCGGTACTTGTTCCGCTAGATAAATCTCCTCCAGCCAAGTCTCCTTCGTTAGAGGTTTCCCCTTGCGTAATATCTCCTTCGCTACTAGAAGGTCTGTACCAACTAGGGTGCTTAATATTTGTTCCTCTTGGGGTTTCTGTGTCGGTGTCTTTTTCATCGAAGTATTTTTTAATTTCATTTTGTACATCTTCAATTGGTTCTCCTTCATAACCTTTATAAATCTCTGCTATATCTGATCTACTAGTATTATCACGAAGAGTTGAAGGCATCATTAATCGAATCACTTCCCAAGTGATAGACTGCATCTCACGAGGAAGGATGCCTCTTTGGTTTGCTGCCTCCACATATGCATCAAGATACGCCCAATAGTTTCCTGACAAACCATTGACCGAAGAAGACATGATGCCTGCCCCACCAAAGTTCTCGTTTACGGCTGGGCTTGATTGACCATAAGGCATGAGCTCCGCCGCAGCAACCGCATGAGTATCCATAGTAACATCACCATCCGTTGCATCAGGGTTTGCGATGTTATTGTAGAAGTGTCTAATCTTATGGCTACCTCCGAGCAGTTCGCTAATCATACCGATGTCGTTATTCTCAAACATCGTTACGGCTTTCGCCATGTTAGAAAAACTTTGGGTCACAACTTGTCTAGGCTTACCACTCTTGGTAGTGTATGTTCCTAGGTCATCACCAACAGGGCTGTACACTTGTACAGTAGAAGGCATATACACTTCTCTATAGTAGCGAATGAACTTGGCTTTCTCCAAAGCATCCATACTAGAAAGTGTTCTGCCACGAAGAATATCCATAGACTCCTGGAAAGAATCAAATCCCGCTCGATCTTTCGTTAAGAGTTTAGAAGGGGTCATCTTTTTACCCTTGAACTTCTTCTTGTAGTAAGAACTATTTGGACCAGTTTGTCTATATGATTCTAGTTTTCTTCCGATAGCCATGTTGTACATGGTTTCATCAAATGTAGAATCTTGGTTATTGTGAAGAACCTCTAGGATGTTGTATGCGTTTTGGATATTGATAAACCAATCCGCACCCGGCGATAGGGCAGCAAGAATACCAGAGGCTTGTTCTACGCTAATACCATATTTGGTAGACATGTCCTTCGCAATCTTGTTTGCACCATCGTACCATCTACGCATGTACTCACGAACCTCTGGATCAGCAAGGTCATGCAAGTATAGAAGATTAGAAACCACACGCTCTTTAAATGTAGCATAGATTCCATCCGCCCATTCCTTTTGACTTTGCAGTTTCATAGAGCCATTATCCATAGCCGTTTGTGGATTTAGAACTACCATATTCTCCACAACCCTAGGACTTCTAGTCTGGTCTGCCTGCTGATCCATAAAAGATACCGCATCAAAACCTGCCGACTCAAGAGCCGTAAAGTATTTCTTACGCTCTTTCTGATTTAGTATAAATGGAATATCCTCTGAAGAAAAGCCTCTCGCCTCCATCCCTTCTATATCTATCAACATAAAGAACATAGCATCTCCAGTCGCATCATACTGCGCCATCTTTTCTGGGAACAATCTTCGTGCTACCTCTAGTGCTTGGTCTTGAGATGCTACCCTTGACTCTTCTATGTAGACAGGGTTTACAAGTTTAGGATCAGATTTTTCTTGGTCATCTTGAAGGCGTTGGTAGTCTGCCGCTTCACTCTCCTCTGGAGATATGTATAGAGGTCGGTCGTTAGAGATATTCTCTAGACCATAACCACCATGATAAAGTGTTAGCATACCCTCTCTAGAGTAATCCTCTTTAGGCATGTTGTCGATGAACGGAGGAACTTCCTGGTCCGCCATTATTGGATGGCGTTCTGTACTAGTCAACGCTACAGCATGTTCTACATATATAGGTCTAACATTTCTGTTAGCCGCAGGTATTGAACGAACAGAAGAAGCCGACATGTCGGATACATCCGTAGATACACCACGACTAGAAGCAATGCCTTGACCTACACGCTTACCAGCGACAATACCCTCTTTTAGTTTGTTGATAGACTCTTGGTTCAAAGCAGCACGACCGCTCAACAATTCCTCACGAGAAGAATCGATCTTCTCTTTTACTTTTTGTTGGAACAGTTTGTTGTCTATCTCGGCATCAATATCTCCGGCTCGGTTGACAATATGTTCCGTCATGTACGACAAGTAGTTGATGCGCTCTAGTGGATCAGCAATGTTGTCTGCATCCGCAAGTAGTTCATTCATTGTTTGAGGAACACGCCCACCTTCCAAATACCAAGTAACATCTGATCCAAAGTTTCTAGTGTACGCCTTGTATTCTCTACTATCAATGTTAACCAAAGAAGTCCTTCTTTGAGGGCGAACTCGTTCACTATATTGGAAGTCTTCTAGCAAAGGTTCAACGCTTTCACTGTTTTCATTGTTGTCCAAGAACGCAATGTTATCAAGCCTAATCATAGGAGCTTCGAGGTCAATCAAATCAAACATGATTTTTATCATGCCCTCATCAAACTCACTCATGCGTTTAGTATCCAAGAAACCCGCAAGTTCCTCAATAGACTCAACCTGTGGAGGTTCTACACCATATGAATCTTTATATAACTCACGAGCATATAAGATGTCGCCTAGAGGCATTAAGGATTTTCGAATAGATTGTTTCGCAATCTTTGAAGCCTCTTTTAAAGCACCATCAATGTTTCCATTATTACTTTCTTTTTCTAAAACCGCTTGGTAAATTCTAACAGCATCTTCATACACCGCACTATATATGTTGCCGTTATATGTTCCTAGTCCCGGTATCCATCCGATATTATCTGGATGCATTTGGACAAGCAACTGTTGGTACTCCGCTTGGTTGCGGTTTTCAATTGCTTCAACGCCACTCATGTAAATATCAAGTGCCTCCATAGGCATACCTTTCAACGGAGCAGAGGACATTACTATGTCTTCAAATACCACATCTTCATCAAGAAGTAAACTTGAGTCTCCGTCTAAATATGCTTCAATATCTTCAGCGTACACATGACCTAATAAGTCTCCGTTCTCATAGATTCCTAAAAGCACACTGTCATCTCCGATAAGAATCATCGGCGACTGCATGATACCTTGGAGCAGTATCTCTTTATGAATTTCGGAACTTAAACCTAATACTTCTTCGGCAAGGAACTGATCCTTTCTTACTCCATCTGTACCACCGAGGCGACCCTCACCACCAGTATTGGTAGACCTTCTAACTGTAGTACCACGATCAGGCATTAATGCGAAGAATCTTGGAGGTAGTTGTTCCCCAGGGTTTAATTTATCAAATGTATCTTTAGGGAAGAATCGATTTATAGTTCCCTTTTCCTGTGCCTCAACATATTCTTCTGCTGTACGAGGCATAAAGAATCCACCTGTAACTATCGGTAGTCGAAGGTTTCTAGAAGAAGGACTGCCATCTAGTCTCTTGCCTTTTATAGAAAGATCGGTCTCTAACTTATATTGACTATAATCAATATATGTCTCAATATTGTATGTCTTACCATCTTCTAGCGATTGACTAGCGACATCGAATACCTCGGTCGCCATAGCACTCATTCCGAGTTCTAAATCTTCCTTCGCAATTTCAGGTAAAAGGTTTACATCTTCTATTTCACCAAGTGCCTCAAGAGCTTCTTCTTGGGTAGCGTATCCTACTTCTCTTCTCTTTAAAAATTCCGCTGCCTTGAAACTAAATGCCTCTCCATAGCCACCTTTAAATTGTTGTATAGTCTTTGCATCTAGACCTAGGGCATCCGCTAACATTAGGATACTAGCACGACCACCATCGCTTACAGGCTGTGTTCTATAAGGTTGGCTTACACGCTGGTTAATAGCCTTTCCTTGGCGAGTAGCAAGAGCGAATGTCTCCGCTAGTTTAACAAGAGAAACATCATCGGTGATTGTAAGTTTCTTGAAACCTACTGCGGTAAGTGCTTTGTTAATGATTCGTCTGATCTTACCTATCAACGAAGCATCAATTTGGTTGAGGTTTGTGGTGTAACTCGCAAGTACTTTCATGACCACCTCTTCTTGCACCATAGCCTCAATAGCAGACTCGCTTAATCCTACAGACTTGCCCCATTCTCTATATGCTTGTTCGATAGCCTCTACATCAACACCGAGTACATCGTTCTTCTTGGCGAGGTCTCTTACCTCTTGGTATAGTCTTCCACGAACCTTGTCGTCCGACATGATGCCTCCGAAACCAGCGTGAGCAAACTCTTCACGAATCACTGCATCCGTAGCATCGATAGTTAAGTGTATAGTATTGGTTCTAAAATCATAGAATGCTTCTAGTCCATTTTGACCCAAGGCATTATTAAGGTCTTCAGTATTATTCCAAAAGACCATCCGTACATCCTTACCAATATTACCACTCAATGCCGATACAAGACCATTGACTATTGAAGCAACTCGTTCCGAGATACCATTGCGTGGGCTAATGGTACGCACGGGAGAAGACAATGCCGGCTTCGGTAGTTCAGGCTTTTCTTGTTGTGGGATCGGGGGAGTCTCATCGCTAGGGGTTACAGTTTCATCTTGTCCTTGAACCTCTTCTACTGTCTCTACCGCTGGACCGCCATTAGCCTCTTCACTTGTCTCAACAATAATCTCCTCAATACTACGAGTGTCTTCTTGTTTAGATTGTGGTTGACTAAATAAGTAAGCAATCTCTTGGGCAACCTCACCACGGAAGGTTCGGTTACGACCTTTCGAATCCTTTAGGGTAACACTAACAACCTCTCCATTCTCATTGAGGTTTACTGACTTCTTACCACGAGGAGCAGTGTATTGTTTTCCACGGATTGAGAACGATCCGTCTTCATTTAGCTCGGACAAGAATGAACCAAACCCCGCCTCTTCAAGAGACTGCTCACCAATATCTTGAACATTACCTAGCTCTGTTACATTTCCTTTTGCATCCTCAATAGTAACCTTACCACCCTCGTCAATAGTAACTAAACCACGAGTGATTCCACTAGGCAGTTTTACCACGGCTTGTTGTCCGTCTAGTTCTGTGATTGTTGGAGTTGATGCTTCCTCAACTGTAGGTGCGCCCGGTACCGGGGTCACCCCATCTACTGGAGTTGGGTTTACATTAGGAGCAACCTCTGATCCCATTGGAGTCTCACGAGGCTTACGACCTTTTACGATGTCATTAATTTGACCATATATCTTACCTATCTCTTCAATGACTGCCGTGCGACCGGGGTCTCCCTTTTTAAATCGCTTAAGTTCAATAGCATGGTCGTTCATGCGTTCGGTAAGTTCTACAACTTTCTTACGCTTGTTTTCAGGCAGGTTTTGTAATGTCTCTAGATTACGATTGAGTGTCTCGTATTTTTGTTGTTGAAGTTGACGAGCGTTTTGGCGGTGTGTTGCACGAGCCTCTTTACTCTTCGCCTTACGAGCAGCCTGTCTTTGCTCTTTAATCTTTTTATTAATTGCTTGTACTTCGTTGAAGTTCATTGAAGACGCAGCGGTAGTAAGTTCGTGAGCATCCTGATTAAGGACGGCAAAGCGTAGATAGTCTCTTTCCGCTTGACTCATATCCTTATTCTTGATAGCAGTGTAGGCTTTTATAGGAGCGGTTTGTATACCTTGACCTAGGAATTCCAAGGCGATTCCCTTCACATCATAGATTTCCCCAGTCTCTACCAACTGCCCTAATGCTTCACCACCAGCACCCATTAAACCTTCCGCACCTTCTGCGAGGGCATATGTGGTAAACCTTCTATACCCTTGCTTGATAATGTTTTTGTATACAGCACTTGCTGTACCTGCACTAATAGCATCTACAATAGCGATAGGGATACCTTTAGCCAAACCTCTATTACGAGCTTCCTTCATGACCTCTGGGTTTTCAAAGGCTTTGGCTAGTTGAGCGGGGTTTGCTGTGTCGTATCCTAACTCACTAAAGACTTCTAATACTTTAGAGGAGTATTCAAGAGCAAGACCCTCTGCACCAAAACCAACAAAAGTACCTGCGCCAGTAAGCGCACCCATATAGGTAAGTGGGTTCGTTGCAGCCCCTGCCCACATCGCCGCAGCGGATTCGAAGATAGGAGATACAACACTAGATAAAACAATGTCAACACCTTCAAGGAATGCGTTGTCTGTGTCCCATTCAACTTGATGGTTTTCACGCATCAACTTTTGGTAGTATGCAAGTCGCTCAAAATCTACTTCGGACAAAGGCATGACAGGGTCGAGCATATCTGCCTGCATCTTGCTAATCGCAGCACGATTGTAAAATCTTTTGAGGTCGTTGTATACCCCCGTCTTTTCACCAGGTGCGGACTCTTCATCGATTAGCCAAAAAGAAAAGTAGTCTTCTCCTGGGGTTAGATAGTCCTCATGAAATACATCATGAGACTTGATAGATATTCCAAGTTCTTCTGAAGCACCATCGATATCAACGCCTTTATCTAGCCAATACGCTACATTCGTAGCCTCTTGTGAGGCAGCCCCAAAATCAACGATAGTCCTATAACGATCAGCATTTTCCACATTGAGATCGTCTTTGTACTGCTCAAACCCAGTACGGAAATCCATAAGGTAAAGGTTATTCATTACCTGACCTATGGGTTGACCCTGCTCAATAGCCATGTTGTGTAGGTTGCCTACAGATTCAGATGCCTTTTCATCGGAATAACCTAGGTACTTAAATGTTTGATATGCCTGATCATATTGAGCGTTTTCTACATCCTTGGCTAAAGCATCTAGTTCGTCATTGGCTACCTTTTGCTCGGCAGCACTTCCGTCAAGTTTTTCTAATGTTCGAGTACCGCTATAATCATAGCCTAGACCTCCAGCGTATGGTGAGTCTTCCGATTTCGAAAACCCAGTCTCTTCGACTGCTTGTTGATAGAGGTCTTGTGAAGATTGAAAAACCTCTTGTTGACTTTCTTTTTTTTTTACTAATTCAACACGAAGTTCTTCCAAGGCGGGTCGCAACTCACCTAGGTCGTAACCAGCCATAATGCCCCTACGAAGAACAGTGTTCTCATAGTCGGTTAAGGCTTCTTGAGTGTCAATGTTAAAGTAGTCGTCACCAAATTGACCTCGTAGATATTCTAGAATTTCTTCGTTCATTCTATTAGTTTGTTTTTAATCCCGCTCTTTTAAGTTCACTCATGTAAGCAGACAGTTCGGTAGGATCAGTAACTTGTTTTAATTGTGAAACCTCACGCTTTTTTATTTGATAACTGCTATTAATCATATCCTTAAGACCAGCATAGTCTGCTTGAGCATCCGCTAGTGCAGACCCCGAAAGAGGATTACCGCTCATGTCAACAAATTGATATGATATATTGACTATATCTACATACAATTCTCCACCTTCTATCTTATACGCTTCTAAACGAACTTTATTAACTTCCGCTTCACCATCATCATCGTATTCGCCTCGAATTGTTAATAGTGGAGGCGATGCTAGTTGATCGAGTTTTACAGATGTCCCACTAAAGTCAACTGTTCGTGTACCCGCATATTTTTTAGTTCGGCTTCTAGAAGCAGCATCCCTTTTCTGTCTTTCGTTTTCCGCAACGATTTCAGATAGTGTTCCTTGAGCATCTTCGAGGTACATTGTTTGAGCAGTCTCCCATAGTTCAGGGTCAGCCATTACAGTTTGTGGGTCTAGATTAAACGTCATCCCATACTGTATAGCAATACTCTTCTTAAGGTCATCATTAGATTGTACCTCTGCACTAAAGTTCTTACCAAAGAGTTCGGGGTTTCCTGCGGCAATGGCTGGGCGACCCTTGGTGTAAGCATAGTCTTGAGAACTTGTAAAGTTGAAGTTGTTCTTCGGTGTGAATGTCAAAGCGTTTTCTTCACTAGGCTTATAACGACCACCATAAACACTACCCCAATTTTCTTGACCATTAGAAGCATCAACAATTTCAACTTGCATTGTCTCATCATTGTAACGAACATTGACTTCACCACCCCACTTTTGTTCGAACATACTTCTCATTTCGTCCGGATCTTGTTGGTACTTGTCGTAGTTCATCACCCCATTGATAAGGGTGTTGTTGTCCGAACTATATGCAGCCGGGGCAATCTTTAAAAACTCTTTTGCTCCCGCTACTACAGTGTTGAGCCTATTCAAGTTTTCTTGTGTAGGGTTTTGAGACCAATTATTAAGTTCGGTCTCATATGCTTTCATGTGTCCTTCTTGAAAAATCTTTTTACTCCCAGGGTCTAGAGATGACAAACCTCCACGCATAGCAGAAAACTGCCCTTGAATATTTGAGCTAATCTGATCTAATCGTTGTTGCTCACGCTCGTTCTCTTTGATACGGCGTTGTTGCGTTTCTAGTTGACTACGGATACCCTCGATTGTCGCCTTTGCAGTACCTGAACTATAGTCTAGTGGTTTACTTAATAGGCTCATCGCTTTTTCGCTTGGTTATCAAATTTATTTAAGAGACCAATAACATATTTAGATAGGGGAGACTTTTCCGCTTCCGCTAATTCTCTCATCTTTTCCGACTGCTCGGGATTAAATATGTATTCACCTCCTGTAGCCTCACCAATCTTCTTACCATTTTGGACTAGGTCAATAGGATTCTCTTCATGGCTAAACTCACCTGGGGTCTTCATGCCGTGCTTACCGCTCGGGTTTTGCCGTTTAGCGTTAGCAACATCTAGATTGTTTTGCATTTGTGCATTGCCCATTAGAGCAGTTGTCGCTGTTGCCCCTAGTTGGTTTAATGCACTTGCCTGCATTTGCTTTCCTGCTTGGTAGGCTGCCTGTGTGCCTGCAAGGTCGTTCATGAATAGGTTCGCCTCGTTTTGCGTGTTGATTTGATTCGTAGTCATTTGGGCATTCGCTAGTTTTTCCAAGCCCATTAACTCTCTCTCTTCTTGAGTCGCAGCAATTCCGTAAATATCTTGTGTGTTTTGGCGAGATGCTTGTAACAAACTTTGAGCTCCCCTTGCGCCTCCGCCCTTCATCAATGTATCGCTCACATTAGCGAAATTCATTTGAGCGTTTTCAATCGCTAACTGCGAAGCCTTCCCTTCCTTATATTTTTCGTATAGGTCAAAGTACTCTTCGGGGGTCTCCATCTTTGGAAGACCCTGATCACGAAGTTGTTTTTCGGCTTCCGCTGCCTTATTCGCCTCTTTGTTACCCATGTACATTTGGTAACCCGTTGTGGCTAGGTTAACTGTGGCTAGGGCTGCAATTGTTATTGGATCCATAATGAGTTATAATTTACAAAGTTAATTATTTCTTTGCAACACTTTGTTGCCCTAAATTACTATGAAGACTTTCGTTATTAAAGTGCATATTCACAGCAAACAATTCTACTTTTGATGAGTAGTGTGTAGACTCAAAGTCCATCTTACAATAATTGTCCCTCAACTGATCGCCCTCATCTTTTGCGTTTAGTTTGAGTAACACAACATCGCCGTCCGAAAGGGTGGATACATTACCACTAGCGGTCAACTTCTTTGAGGAGTTAACACTAGTAAGTGTTTGAGATAGGCTCGTAAGTGTACCGCCATTGTCATAGTATAGATCAGAGCCTATAGGGAGCGGTTGTGTATTGATTCTTGCCTTAAATGTTACACCTGTATTAGCCGAGTCTACAGAATCAACTGTCCCTACTACAATGTAGTTTGCGGTAGAGTTCAATGTATCTCTAGGCACAAATGCTACGAACTCACGCTCACGCTCATCGTAATCCGCTACGGCAATGGTTGTCTGCTGATCACTAGTAGACAAAGTAGCAGACCATGCGTTACTACCCTCAATACTAATAGCATCATATGATTTTACCGCACTAGGGTCTAGGTTCGAAATCACCGAGAACTTCGCAGGGTAACTAGTACCATAGAAACTACCATAACTAGAATTTGCGCCATGCTCCCATAGAATCTCCTGTCTTGCCCCCACTACTGCCGAACCATTAAATGACAAGAACTTGTCGTTAATGTTTGTGTATAGATCAGGTTTGAAAGAATAGAACGAGGTCCAGTTCCCACGCTTATGGTCGTATGCTATAGTGAATGTAGTAAAAGAACCACGATTCTTTACTGTGAGCAAGTACTCGTCATTATCAGGGTCGTAGCCTGCAACGATATCATATTCTGTCTTGCCTGTTTGAGATATATATGAAGACAATTCTTTATCAAAGAAAGAATCCATTTTCTTATCGCTAATAGGAGTGATACCATCACGAGAAATGCGAAGAACTTTTTGAGCCTTTACATCTACATAGTACATCATACCGAAGCGGTCAACAACAGCCCCAGGGTATCCACTAGAGCCAAAGTCTCCGGCATAGTATGATGCCGTACCCAACACATTGTTGCTCACGACCACATTGCCGTTGGTTAATGTTTCGAGCAGTTGTCTTTGTACTGGCGCAAAACCCACCTTATGTTCTTGGAAGATGTATAGCCTATCGGTCTGATCCACGAGCTTGTCGATCTTTCCATGGCGAACATCATAATCCATAAAGTTTGCCGTAGAAGAATTGAAAGAAGAAAGTGTTAGCACACTACTATCCATAACATATGGATCAGAATATGTGATGCTTGACCTACGGCGTACTTCACGAGCCTCCTCAAAGATTGCGTGTGGTCTACCTTTATTAGTATAATTGGAATCGACAAAGTCGCTAAAAGAATCCGACTCTACATACAACACATCAAAGTCGTATGATGCATAGTCGTCCCAATCGTACTCACTGCTACCGCTATCGAAAGCGGATAGTAATATGTGTCTAGGCTTAAAGTACACATCGCCCTGGATAAGTTCAACAACAGGGTATCCGCCATCGGTACTATCACCAACATGCGCCCCACTAGTAATGTCGTAAACCGCTCCCATCTCGTAGTAGACTGTATCATTCTCGACAGTCTTTGGAGATGCGATTTCTACAATCACACGCTGTCCCCACTTATCGTTTCCTGCTTTTACATCGGCAAGATTAAAGTCGTCAAGGGGCTTTGTACCATAATCCTCATCACGAATAACTACATATGTAGAAGCCCTATTAGGAGTTACTTCGGTAGAGTCCGTGACCACCTCTTTCCTAATAACACCAAAGGTGTAGCCATCAAGGTATTGGCGAGTCTCACTACTATCATAATAAGATATAATACGAAGTGTATCTCCCTCGGTAAATGTGTACTCTAGATCAGTGTTCTTTTCATTGTTGTAGCTCATATCTTTTCCCTCTAGGGTAGATATGTCTAGGTATATAAGGTTGTTCTTGTAGTGCGCTCCGGCAACACTATACTGTACAAAGTCGGTATATGTTTGGTTACCTCCGTAAACAATTTGATACTTGGTTGCCCACGATGGTGGGTCATGTTTAATCTTAAGGTTTACTTGGGCTGCTCCCCTGTTACTACCACGAGCGGTTTCGCCAAATCCTGCTACATAAACCCCATCAATTTTTTGAACGAAAGAAGACCTTCCCTTATTGTCATAGTAGACAATACCAAAACTATGAATTGCGCTTGTCTTGAAAGAACTTATCCCCGCTTGGTAGGCATAATTAAATGTAGTAGAAAGACTAAATCCTGTTTTGCTAACATGATAAATATTGGCTACTACAATAGATTGTGTTTGTGGCGTTCTCGTATCATATCCCGAAGCGTTACCTCCGTTATATTGAATAACTCTTCTGCTTTGAGAATCTACACTAACCTTGGCTTGAAGTGTTGTTATGTCTAGGTCGATCTTTCTTTTTCCAGTTACACTATAAGAAGTGTCTTCGTCAAACTCAATCACAACACTAGGGAAGTCTAATCCAATTTCAACTGTGTCTCCAACGGCAATTGAAGAAGGGTTAGTGTCCGTATTAACAGCGGTGATTACCGCATCTCTCCCAACAAGTGTTTCTGTATGAGAATAGGTGATGTCATCGGTAGATTCAAATTGACTTGCAAGGTCATCTAAAATTTCATCTCTTGTCATCGTACTACCTAGAAGTATAGATGCATCTAGAGTAATAGACTTATTAGAAAAAGGAACATCTATTGGGAAGTTAGCATCATTGTACTTACCGATACCAAAATCAAAGTTTAGAGTAGAGTTTACAAAGTCATCGGTAAATAGATATCCCGAAGAATTTTTACGCACCTTGATAATAGCACCCGATGTTGAAGTCAATACAACACGAATAGCAATAACTGCTCCTGCATCATACGAGCTTTCCATGGTACTACCATCAAGAAGGATATGTACTGGTCCTCCCGAAGAAGGGTTCTCAATACTAGCGGTGATAACGCCTGGGTCTTCTACACCTCTGTATACTACCGAGGACTCTACATTGATTGAGATGTTGTCAAAGCCCTCAATGTAATCGCCATACATAAGGCGGTTACCTGATATTGATTGGGCGTTTGCTTTGAGTGGTACATTGTCATATATCTTATCGATATCGGCGGCAGACACGGCAGGGTATGCTCCATCGTTTAGGAAGTCAAAGGTACCAGTAGAAGTAGTTGGATTGTCTACTTCACCGATTTTATAAAAAACAGTTGACCCCCCTTTTCGTGCAAGTATACGCACCTTCTCAACCTCCGAGTTCCCACTCGTAAAAGTCAAGGTAAGTTTATTGTTGTATATAACGAAATTGGAGTTTACAATACCCTCCCCATATGTGTTGGGGTTTATAGCCAACGCCGAATATGTAGATACGGAACTCTCTTCGCCATCTAAATAAATGTATTGGTATGCAAACTGAAAAGACTTTTTGTCTATGTTGTTTTGCTTGTAGTCCGAGTCCGTTACATAATCAAATGTAATAGGGTCTAGAGGAGGTGCTTTACACACTTCGATAAACTCATTACGCTCCGCATCTGTGTAGTAATCGGGATCAGTATTATCCTTCCAAATCTTGTCGGCGTTTGCCGTCAATCGATCGATGTTTATTTTACGAGGAGGATTGTATCCGTCCGTAAAGTAAAGAAGCATTTCGTCCTGATCATTGAAGGTGACATCGGCTTCGATAAGCGTATCCGCTTGGAAGTTCAACACACTACTTCTAAAGAGCAGTTCGTAGTTTACTCCTTCTACATTGTATCTATATATGCTATCCACACCGCCATTATTGTTTGGTGTTTTAGCACGGACAAAATAAATTACTTGTTGCTTTTTGGGAATAGACACTTGACCCACTACAGAATATATACCAGACTCCTCTGCAAACTCATCAGCACTTGCTTTAGCCCGAATAGCAGTATTACCCTTAATAGTTTTCAATATACCGGCATCGCCATCATCATCAGACGATATGCGGATATTCTCTGCATTGGTCATCTCAACCGCCTGGACTAGTCTTTCGTCATCTGACTTGTTGAGATATTGTGGTACAATCTTGTTTATCATTAGAATTTAGGTGATTGCTTAAAATTCTTACGAATCGTTTTAAGTGCCTCATCCTTTCCAAAGGCTTTCATTCTTGAGTTGGCTAGTCGTCTTTCGTTGTAGTATTCTGATCTAGCACGAGCCTTTTCCCCTAATGGAACTGCCGATTTCTTTTCGATGGTTTTAAAATATATATACGCTCTCAATGCAGACTCCATAAACACATGGATAGTAGGATTGGTACTACGAGCTTCATCACAAACATATTCCAAAACAACCTCACTAATATCATCGGAGGCACTCAACTCTATTCGATCTTGGTCTAGGTTAATTCGGTATTCCCCTGTGTACACACCACCTCCAAGTCCATACAAAGCACCCATTGTATTTTCGTATAGGTAGTTTCTAAACACATAAGAGTCATAGCCACGAAGACCATCATACTCTACTGTGGGGCTATCAACATCTACTCGGTCATAAACGCCATCGCCATCACTGTCACTAGCGTTGGCTGCTACTAGGTCATCACCGGTGTCTACATCATATTTTTGAGCAATGTGTAAGTTTTTGTTTTCCCCATACACATACACAAGACCATCCGCACCAATAACCCCTAACTTAACAAGGTCAACATAATCATCAGGCAGTTCTACAGTATTGTTTGCGGAGTTGATAGACAACTTTAATGAGCGTAACTTTTTAGACATGTCAAAGCCCATCTCTCTAATACCACGCTTGGCGTATGTACGGATCAGTGTATCGGAAACATTGTTAGCATAATCATCACCCTCCATAGTGATAATATAGTCCGAAACAATCTGATCTAATGTTGTATAATTACGAGCCATTATTTAGTCTTTTTTTGAAGTTCTTCCGCTTGACCATATCCGAATACATCTTTATCTCGTAAGTTGATGCCGATAAGTTTAGCCAACTCAACCACGAGTTCTGGTACATAGTGATCAGGCAATTCAAAATCAATACTATTTGCAGCATCAAATACATGCACACCGCTCGAAGTATTGTATTGGTAACTAGGAAGTGATACCGACTTCGCTCCCGTGTTAGGCACAATGCCTTGAGGGTACTTATAGTAGGACACTCTAATTTTATTTACACTTGAAGGGAACACCTCTATATCGCTCGAAACTAGCGCAATAGGATGCGACTCGCTAGGAGCAGAAAGATCGCTCTTCAAGATGTGGTCAATCTTTGACTCGTCATATACAATCTCAATGTTGGTACGAGTACTTTGACCAAGCAATACTGATCCATTGGTGGTTAGACCAATAAGATATATAAGGTCGTCTGGCTTCGCAAATACACCATTCGACTTTGTTATAGTTGAGGTTTTAGAAAAAACCGATAAATCTTCTTTTACATTATTGACTTTTGATAAGTTGCGTGATGGGTCTATACGCCTTACCCGATCTACAAGCCCCTTGCTAGAAGAAGCGTAGATGTCTTTGAAAACATTGACTTGGGCGATGGCTGCAAAGTTGTTGAATACGCTAGGCGTTACAAACCCTTTTTGCTCCTTATTCGCTAAATCTTTTAATGTATTATAAACGACATTGACACTAGCCATACCTGTGATATATTGTTCTACAAATATACCAAAAAGAAAGGGGCGGTATCGACCGCCCCCTCCGAGTAGAAAGGTAATACGAACACACTAGGTGACGAGTGAAATTATTTCTACTATAGTCGTGAGACCTTTTGCTCTAATTCGGATAGCACGAGAGAACCCTTTTCCGTCATACAGAAACGAGCAAGTACATCAATACTATCTTGACCCACAGGTGTAGATACAATTAATCGACCGCTATCAAACCAATATGTTCCAGACTCATCGCTCTTGATGATTTGATACATTTCTGCCGTCTTAATTGTAGAACGCACAGCAACCATTGGGTTGTCAAACGCACTAATAAAACTTGCTGGGTTTGATCGAGCTTCTTGCAACAGGTCGAATCTAATCTCACTTGAAGGTCGGTTTACATTCATGTTATAGAATAATGCGATCGGGAGCAGTTCATCGATTTCTTTGTCTCGAACAAGTTGAACCGCATCTAGCATTTGGAATTCAGTAGATAACTGTTCCTCTGCCGTCTTCGCATCATCAACCAACTCAAAACGATTACCACCATTCTCCGTATTTCCCGGGTGCTTGGTAAGGTACTCGATTAGGTTGGGCTTTGTGTAAGGCACATACAACAAACCATCACGGAACATGATATGCTCTCGTTGTGCAAACTCACTTTGTTCATCACGCCAAATAGAGGCTTCGTTAGGACAATAGCGAATTTCACGAATGGTGTTTTTGCTTTCATCATATATAGTAACACCTGTTTGAGGTAATGAGTAAACAATACCACCTCCAGATAATACACGATATAGTTTGTCTTTTTTCTCCCATACATCCTTTCTTGGAACTTTAGGAGGAGCAGTAGCGATTGCTACATTTTCAGTAGAAGGCTTTTTTGGAGGTCGCCCTGGACCTTTCTTTTGAGCAGTTGCTGCCATGATAAAAATTGAATTTAATTAACCAATAAATAAAAAGACCGGGGAAGGTTTCCCTCCCCCGATCTATAGAGTTGATTATGCAGTAATCAAAGCGTGGCGGTTAGCACCACGAGTTACCAAACATACTTCAGAGCGGTAGTTGAACTGTGCAAAGTCATTGCCGTCAGTACTAGCACCTAGAACAGAACCTGTAATCCAGTGTTCCATTTCACGAGAGTAGCCGTTAGACGCTTTGTAGTTCATCTCCAAAGATGGGTTGCGGTCTCCTGATTTAGGGTCAACAACAGTTGACAAAGGAATCGCAGCACCGATAAATTCAGCACCTGAACCCAACAATGTAGGATCGTTCAACAATTTCCAGTCGTGCTTGTGGAAAGTGTAACCACCACGAGTGAAAGATTTGAAGCCTAATTTAACTGCCATGTTAGCATCGTTGTTGAACGCACCGAAGTTAGCAGCCAAACCTGTAGTCGTACCACCAGAAGCAGTGTGACCTGCTGAAGCCAACATGTCATCGATAGCCAAGTCTTGAGTACGATTCACATATAGAGCGTACTCTGGGTTAGCACCTTGCTTGTCGAACTCTTTGATAAGAGCATCGAAGTCGCTCAATGCAGTCATTGCACCACCAGTAACATTGATACCACGATCAGCGATTGCTGCGAAGTAACCTTCTGAACCAGCGATACCGCTCAATGCAGAATCGTTTTGTGTTACCTTCTGACCCAACAACATCATCATTTCACGCTTGTCCATGAAACGCTGACGAGTGTCTGCTTCATTCTTCAAGTACCAGCGGTAGTCTCCGTTACCCAAGTTAATCCAACCGATGTTGGTTGCTTGAGAACCAGATACCTTGTATACTTCTTTCAAAATCATGTAGTCGTTAGTACGCTTCACGACATTGCTTTCGAAGAATTGGCTTGGTTGATCAGTACCTTGAGCATACAAGTTACCGATGATTGCGAACTCACCGCTACCTACAGCAATCTCTGGAAGGTTAGATTCCAACAAGTGCTTGATAACAAATGAAGTACCAGCGGTAACCGCAGATACATAAGCTCGCTCACCAGCAGGAAGCAATACAACATCCCCAACACGAACATTGGTATCGTTGCTACCTACAGTAACTGTTTGTGATTCAGCCGCAGCGATTGCACTACCTGATACTGTGTACTTCTGAACAGAGTGAAGACGAGTCTCCTCCCACCATTGTACTTGATCAGCAGTACCTGCCGACTTAACTGCTCCTGTCAATTTCAAGAAACCAGTGATACCTTGGTCTCCGAAAGTTTTAACCAACAACTCACGATTATCCGGCTTGTTGATTTCATCGATATAATCGCCCAACGCTGAATACTTATCAATCGTTGCACGGCGGATGTTCCCTACTGAAGGGCTGTCTGCATCGTTAAATGCACCTGTAATAGCCATAATATTTTTATTTAGCCTTTAAACAAATTACTTAAATCGCATCAATGTATCCCCTCCTTTAAATAGGGCATCCATGATTTGTTTCTCAACTTGATTTGTTTCTCCTCTACTTTGTTGATTTGGAGAAGAGGCATCAATATTTGCTGCTCTCTCAACGATTTTCTTTTGTCCTTTACCTAAACCATATTGGTAGGCAGCACGAACAATGTTCTCGATATTATCGATAACCGCTCTATGAGAACTCAACAATTCATGATTCCAATCTCCCCGATCATTAACATAAGGGTCAAAGAACTCATCTAATCGAGTGTTTTTGTCCTTTAGTTGACTCTTGTAATTTTCTCCCAAGGTAAAGGTGAACTCGTCACCACCACCTAATTCAAATGTCAACCCTTCGATATTATCTACAGTGTTGGACATAGAAGAAATCCAATTGTCGTCTATTGGACTTTGAACCTCTTGAGCAGTCTCTGTCTGTGCGGGGAGCTTGAATCCATTTCGGACATTGTCAATCTCTTGCCGAGCAGTCTTCGCATCTAGTTTTAATTGCAATTTAGAATACTCGATCTCATCGTTATCAAAACGATTCTCATCAAGTTTGTACTTCCTTGAAATTAAAAGGTCTAGTTCAGATTGATTAAGATCAGGATTCTGTTGGGCTAGACTAATACGCACCACAGTCATATCATCCATTTCGGATGGGTTAAGTTGTTGGTAGCGGAACCAGTCTTCGGGGCTTCGACCCGTTTGCTCTACAAAATCGGCAATAATCTTAATTGCTTCTGGCAACTCATTTGGCTCTGTTTGAGGTGTACTAGATTGTATGTCGTCCCACGAACTATGTTCTACGCCGAATTTCTCATTGTAGTATTGTAGCATTAGTGAGTCAATGTCTACATCTTCGTCTACCTCGTTTGTCAAAGAACTTTCCGTTTCAGCAACGGGTTGCTCAATATCTTCTTGTACAGGTTCTTGTACGCTTTCTTGTACGCTTTCCTGTACTTCATTTACTTCTTGCGGTTGCGACTCTTGAGGTTGGGCATCTGATTCAAAGTTTGGGGTGTCACTAATCTCGACTCCCATCGCAGATGCTGCCTGCTCAAGTGAAGATTGAACTGAACTAGCCATATGGATAAATTTAAATTATGATACAAATATACCTATTATATCTTTTTTTTAGCCCGGGGGTTGCATATGTGGAAAAGATGTGTTAGTATTGTTAATATAATTAACCAATTAAATAAAATAGTCATGAAGAAAATGATGTTGGCTGTCCTAATTTTCCTAGGAGTAACAGCAAAGGGACAAGAAGTCCCATCGAGAATCCAAGAAGTATTTGATGCTACAAACATCGAAACCACCTTTTACAAAGAGGGTTGGTACATATACGATGTGTCCAATGCTGATGATTTATTTACTTTACAAAACAATCTATTTGAGTCTTGTGAAAGTTGGTATCAAGCCCCTGCTTTGTGGGAACGGGTCTTACTAGCAAGAGAATTTGATTACGATGATTGGGTTGTGATTCTAGCCGTAATTGAAAACGATGATGGTGTCTTACAGACTGTAGGAGACATCATGAAGAAAGGGGTTAAGGCAAATAAATAATTGTTTAGGGTCGATACCGATTTATAGGTTTTGGTTTGACTGATCGGTATCAAAAAGAAGAGGGGCGTTAGCCCCTCTTTTTATTTTCACTATTAGCGTTTTTTCCCAATGGTGTAAGTAGCATTAAGACCCGGCTGATCTGTGACAAAATCAAGACCACGCTCTTGCATAGATTTAATTAGCTCTGGACTAACAAGTTGACGAGTTTTTTTATCTATATAACGGGTTTCATAAAGACCTTGATCGATCATATCGCTATGAAGTTCGCTCCTGAAAGAATTCTTATACTTGTTATAAACCTTCGTTTGTGAGGAGGACAGTCCTTCAGAGCTACCCGCGATCCACGCTTGTGTAATCTTATCTTTTTCATTAGAACTTAATGCCCAATTATCTAAAAGCCTCCTGCTAATTCTATCGCCCAAAGTGGTTTGAGCATAATCCCATTGCTCATCGGTCAAGTCCTCTCTTCGTACACTGGCTGCTTTATACTCGGCTTGATTGGGTCTTGAAAGATTAACTTGTTGTCCAACCACTTCCGGATCCATTGCATCCTTGTCCATGTCGGTTGAACCACCGCCAGGTTTTTTCTTTCCTTTGTCGCCTCCTGTAACAGAACCGCCATCTTCGTATTTTGCGATTTCTGCTTTCATAGCATCACGCAACTCTTTGTTTTTAGCAAGACCTGTGATCAGCGCACCGGCTTCGGCATACATCTCGTTGGATGACCCGCCTTTCCCATATTTTACTTTCATAGTTACTACTTTCCGTATTTTACAGCCTTATTATACCCTGTTCTACTTTGCAGGTCTCCTCCAGTCCAGCGGTTACTTGCGGATTTCATCTCATCGGTACTGTTGGTAACGTAGATAATATCACCTGTTAAACCGCTTTTCTCTGCTCTAATAAATCTCTGATCTTGAGGAATATTATATTTGTCATATAGAGCCAATAGATTATCGAATTGATCGCTTTCGGCATCGAGGGCAGCACTCTGCCTATCCCAAGTCTCATCATTTCTTTTCTCTCTTAACCTTTGTCCTTTTTTAGTGTCTGCGGCTTTAGGATTTCGATAGCCCACCTCGCGTGCATATTCTGCATGGTCAGATTCCTGTGAAGACTCGACAAATGCCCTTTCTGCCTGTCTTAATTCTAGTGCTGCTTCTTTTGAAAGGGGAAGCCCTACACTACCTATATACATTCGCTCACCCTCTTCGTTTTGAAGATTACCAGTAGTTTCGTTATATATTAGGGAGTCTAATAGAGCCTGATTCGCTCTTTTTTCGTTGCCTTCCTTATCGTTAACCATGGTAATTTCCATGCCCACGAATTTTCCTGGGGTCTCTCCTTTAGCTCCTTTATCGCCTTTATCACCTCCTGTGACAGAGCCACCATTCTCATACTTTGCGATTTCTGCCTTCATGGCTTCACGCAAGTTCTTGTTTTTAGCGAGACCCGTGATCAGCGCACCCGCCTCTGCGTACATCCCATCAGAAGATCCACCTTTCCCGTATTTTACTTTCATGATATAATGTTTGTGTTACAAAAATAATGTTTTTCTACTTACGATATTGGGCAGTCTTTTTTGCTACGGCTTTAGGTTGCTTTACGAATTGCTTTCCTTTTTTGTTTCCTTTTGCCTTGGCTGCGTTTGTAGCCCGCTTCTCACTTGCTGTAAGATTTTTCCATGCTTTAGCCGGTAGGTATCTCTTCTTACCTTCACTTGGCTTACCATCGCTTGTTGTCCATTTTTGCTTTGTCCATTTGGATAGGCTATTATTTTTTAACTTCTTACCCTTATAGCCACCACCGGCTTTCTTATATGCAGCGACAGCGAGTTGAGCTTTACGAGCAGACCACTGTCCTGGACCACCTCCTTTGCTACCCGCCTTGATACGAGCAACAATCCTTTTCCATAACGCAGGGTTCTTTTTCTTGGAGGTTGTAGCCATGAAACAAAGATAAAAAATAAAACCGCCCCTATTGGAGCGGTCTCTTTTACTTGTGTTGTGTAATCACTTTGAAAGGCATCTCTAATGATGCACCATCATGGGGTTTAAACTTCCCCTCATGAGGCATAAGGTAGTAGCGACCTCTCTGATTCATCCAATGGTAACCACTTGGGGCTTTTACCATTACTTCGTTTTTGCTTTTTCTTTTTACTTTCATCACACTTACACTTTCCACACGGGCATTCTATGGGTTCAGTTGCACACCACATCATGAGCCACACGCTTCACATTCCTCTGGGTTTGAAATGTTACATGTTGGCTGATCCGCTGTTTCTAATTCGTTTACCCATGAGGCAAAAGAGTCTTGTCCTTGCATTACAAAGATAGTTTAAAAGGTTAAAAAAATGTTGAGGTAACTACTTGCCCTTCAAGGCATCTATAACATCATCGGCTTCTTCCACAGCCTTCGTAATACGAGACTGCGCTTCCCTCAATGCTGCTATAACTTTTTCATCGGCTTCGGTGTAGCCAAACCAATAAGCCCAAAATCTTTTGTGTGTCTCCTTAATCCAGAGCCAAAATACTTTCAAATGTTTCATCGTTATCTAAATTGGTAGTTAAGCCCACACTTCACGGAATAGAGTTGTCTATCCCAATACTTCATGTATTCGCCCTCCACGAAGAAGCCCCAATGCAATCCGACCTTATGTCCCAAGATCAGACCCGTTGAGTAATCAACCCATTGTACTCCTTTGTGCATATCCTCCATACACTCTGGTCCACACTCATGCTCTACAAAATTCTTGTAAGAGAACATATGGTCTCCCAAAATATGTGAATGATAAGGCAACACATTAGACCATGAATGAATCCAGAAGTCTTCCGTGTAGTGGTAATAATCCACCCCAAAGATAGCAGATAAAGAACCAAGAATTCCGACCTCATCAAAACGAGCTTTATTGTAGTCATTAACAATGTCTCCGTAGATATATCGTCTAAAATCCTCATCGGTGTCAGCAACTCTTACGCCGTACATATCTTCCCAATACCAATCGTAACTCTCCGTTTCTCCATCAAGATCGTAGTCGATTTGGTAGAAGTAGTCTTCGTATCCGTATTCAAATGCAAGTTCCCACCAAGCATTATTTTGTAGGTAGACTCCGATTGGATTGTATCCATATGGAAGGTGTTGGCGTGCAGCAACACCCGCACTAAAATCTAACTCGCCTACATGTATGCGTAATCGAGAATCAATTTGTGTATAGTTTAGATTGACAAGACCTTGGTCATAGTACTCACCTTTTATCATCCAATACTTTGAAAGGTATCTCAAGAAGTATCGTTGATTGATATACTCTCTACCTTGTTGGCGACCCTGATCGTATTGTGCTAGATATTCAAAACCATTTACTGATCCCACTGTAGAACTTGTGGAGGTGTTAGATTGGTTGTGACCATCATAGAATCTATTTTGACGATTCTCATAATCAAACCTTGCTACACGGCGAACACCAATAGTCGTGCGATAATCAAATGGGTTTTCAATAGTGATGTCTTGCAAGTCACCACCTTGAGTTACAAAGTATTCCGTTTGCGCCTCCATAGGTGACGCAGCCATAGCACTCGTATAAACTGTGCTATACTTAAAAAAGTCCTTGACTAGATTTTGAGCGAAGACCGGAGATGATAAAATAAAAAATGTGATTAGGGCAGTTGCTCTCATATTACCATTTATTTGCCCCGGTTAACTTATCAACTTCTTGTTGGAGTTCCGAGTAGTGGATATCTAATTTCATTTTGAGTCCTGCCTCCCAACGCTTAAACTCCTTACCATTATTATAGAGGATGATGGTTGGTACTGATCTAATACCTTGTTCTTGTTTGAGTTTAGGTTCTTTGTCTATCCAAGCGGTAAATACTTTACAATCTTTCACTCTTGCTACATCAACATAATTATTGGTAGAATTAAACTCGGCATTATAATGTACAATGACAACCCCTTTGACTTTTATGTTCTCGTCTTTAAAGTTGTTTACTGAAGAGGGTATTAGGAGCAGTATTGAGGCTAGGACTAGGTGTTTCATTTCATCTCAAATAAGCGTTCTTCTATTTTATCTAATTGCAACTTAATATCCTCAACATCCTCTTGCGTGTTCATGATTGTCTCACGAACAAGCTCATCTTTTAGGTCATATTCCGTTCGGCTAATCACAGGCTCTGGCAAGGCTTTTGCTTCCTCAATCCCGGCTTGAAGATCGAAGTATCCTATTGTGATAATGCCTACTGCACCCGCAAGTGCGCCGATAGTCTTTAGTGATAGACCTACTACTGTGTTTTCTGATATCTCTTTTGGTGTCATTACCAATTAGTTTTGTTGTGTTAGTTTTTTGTCATATGCTTCCATCCTTGCATCAAAGTTGGCTTTTCTATCCGCTAGATCAGACTCATCTCCCGCCCAATGGTATTTCGCCCAATAGTCAAACAATGACATATCGCCTTGTAGATACTTTCCTAAATCGGCTTTTGGGTGCGCTAGTTGATTCATGAGGAACAAATACTTTTGCTTCTCAAGGTCTATTGTACTAGCATCAAAAGATTTTTGTGGGTAGGATTCTTTCACCCATGAAGGGGTGTCGTAATCGGATAGTTCAGGGAATGTAGTCTCTATTCCCTCGGTAATATT